GTGAACAGTCTCGATTTTGACCGCAGGCCCGAAGATACGCGCGTCGTTGTCGCCATGTCCGGCGGCGTCGATTCCTCCGTCGTGGCGGGGCTGCTCAAACGCGAGGGTTACGATGTTCTCGGCATCACACTGCAGCTCTATGACCACGGGGCGGCCGTGCATCGGGCGGGTTCCTGCTGCGCCGGCCAGGATATCGACGATGCACGGCGCGTCTGCGAGACGCTCGGTATTCCGCATTATGTGCTCGATTACGAGGCGCGCTTTCGCGAGACGGTGATCAATCCCTTCGCCGAAAGCTATGTCGCCGGCGAAACGCCGATCCCCTGTGTGGCGTGCAACCAAACGGTCAAATTCGCGGATCTGCTCGCGACCGCCAAGGAGCTCGGCGCCGATGCGCTCGCAACAGGTCACTATATCCGTTCGCGGCCGAGCCCTAACCCGCGCTATGCCGGTCAGCGCGCGCTCTACCGGCCGGCGGACGCGGAACGCGACCAGAGCTATTTCCTCTTCGCGACCACACAGGAGCAGATCGATTACCTGCGCTTTCCGCTTGGCGGTCTTCCCAAGACCGAGACGCGGGCGCTTGCCGAAGAGATGGGCCTCGTCGTCGCCAAGAAGGCCGACAGCCAGGACATCTGCTTCGTGCCGCAGGGCAAATATAGCGACATCGTCTCGAAGCTGAAGCCTAATGCGGCGCTCGCCGGCGAGATCGTCCATCTCGACGGGCGCGTGCTCGGCACGCACGAGGGCATCCTGCACTACACCATCGGCCAGCGGCGCGGCATCGGGGTCGCGACCGGCGAGCCACTCTATGTCGTTTACCTCGACGCCCGCTCGCGCCGCGTCATCGTCGGCCCCAAGGAGGCCCTTGAGACGCGCCGCGTTTACCTGCGCGACGTCAACTGGCTCGGCGACGAGGAACTCGACGAGGCGGCTACCCGGAGCTTCGAATGCTTCGCGAAGGTGCGCTCCACCCGGCAGCCGGCGCCCGCAGTTCTGAACCGCGATGCCGATGGAGTCTATGTCGAGCTCGTCGATGGTGAGGCGGGGGTTGCGCCCGGTCAGGCCTGCGCGCTCTATTCGGCGCCCGGCGAGGATGCCCGCGTCTATGGCGGCGGCTTCATCCGCAAATCCGAGCGCGAGCCGACCGCGGAGGCCGCGCTGAAAGCGCTGCTGGAGACGCCGGCGGCGGCCTGAGAGGATGCGAACGGACGCGACGCGAAAAGTTCACATTTTCCCCAATACATTGCTTGACACTAGCCGGAACAGCACCTTATAAGCCGCCCGTCCAGCCGAGACGGGCTTCGCCAGAGAAGCGTTTACGGCACCGGCGGCGGAGTAGCTCAGTAGGTTAGAGCAGAGGAATCATAATCCTTGTGTCGGGGGTTCGAATCCCTCCTCCGCTACCAGCTTTATCACCGACAATTCGGAATCAATAAGGCTCGATAGGTAGCCCTTGATGTTGATTTCGTAGGGTTGCCCTTTTTCTGTCGGATTGACGACCACGGCTGCCACGAGCTGCCGGAACGGGGCGGCGATTTCTGGCGACGGCTCTCCATCCTGCTCCCTGACGATCTGAGCCAGGCTTTCGATATTCTCGCGGAAACGCTTCACGGCCTTCGGCTGAATTTCGATCACGTTTGGCGGCTCTTCGGTTGTCTCGAGAATTGCTTTTTGCCGATCGCGCTCCGCCCGCAGCGGTGCCAGGAGAGCAGCAGCCTCTTCGTCCTCAATGAGACCCTTCGAAATTTTCTCAACAATCTTGGTGATGCCGTCCTTGGCGTCCTGCATGGCGCGCTGTGCGTTCGCGCGTGCTCTCTGGGCATCGCCGCGCAATCGCTTCTGCTCTGCCTGATAAGCCTCTACGTATGCCTCAATGATGCTCGTATCCGCGAACTGTCGCCGGAGGCTGTCGACCACCTCGGTCTCTATGCGCTCTACATAGTAGCGGCGCCCGTTGCCGCAGCTGCCGGATTCGCGGAATGTGCTGCATTGGATGCGGTTTCCGCTTCGATCAGGACCGACGAGCGCCATCCCTCCGCCACATGCGCCACAGCGCAGCAGGCCGGATAAAATTCGTTTGGATCTTGGGGCTTTTGCCCGATCAGCGCCGCCGGTCGCTTCCTTCCGCTGTTGCACGGCCTGGAAGAGATCCTCATTCACGATTTGCAGGTGAGGAGCGGCAATCTCTTCATGCTCGCTCTCTGGATTCACGCGAGAGATGCGTCGGCCTGTCGACGGGTCCTTGATCATCCGGACACGATTCCAGACGATCCGGCCAGCATAGATCGGGTTACGAAGAATTCCGTTGCCCCGCTGACCGTTGCCGTTGATCGTCGAGGCGTTCCAGCGGTCTCCACGAGGAGCTGGGACGTTTTCGCCATTTAGGATCGCTGCGATCGATCTTGGAGCAACGCCACCAGCATAAAGGTTGAATATGCGGCGCACGACGACGGCTTCTTCGTCGACAATTTCGAGCTCGCCCTTCTTGCCGATCACCGGTCGATAGCCATATGCCTTGCCGCCGGCGTTGCGTCCGGAGCGGACTACTCCCGCCATGCCGCGCTTAACTTTCTTGGCACCCTCCTCGCGCTGCATCTGGCCTATAACGCCATACATGCCGATCTGAACGGTATCCATCGCGCCGCCGTTGACGCAGTTCATCTCGATCCCGCGGAACTTGAGCATCTTATGGATGTGGGCAAGGTCTGCGATATCGCGAGAGATACGATCGGGGGCCTCAGACAAGAGGACCTCGAACTCGTCGCGTTCAACCGCTTGCATCAGATTTGCAAGTCCTGGCCGGCCAAACATCGATGCGCCAGACTTCGCGCGATCATAGAACTCTCCAACGACAAGAAGGCCCAGCCTCTCGGCATGGGCCCTGCAAAGTTTGATCTGGTCCTCCACCGATTGATCGTTCTGAAGATCGGTGGAGTATCTGGCGTATATGACGGCTCGGTTCATTGCTGTCTCGCGTTGCCCCTGTCTGGCTCGTTCTCATTAGCGGGTCGCGGTGGGCTTGCGTCAAGCCTTGCCTGCCGAACAGCGAGAGCCTTAACGAGCGCCACCAGTGGACTGTCCGGGGTGTGAGGCGGAGAAATTTCGGTCATGCCGTTCCTCCGCTGTAATCATCGTCCTTGCGGATGATTCTGATCTTGCCCGGTTGAATTCGAATCGTTTTTTCCAGCCGCCCGCGCCACCAGCTCTCAGCCCGGTAGTAGAAGCCCGGCACGGTTTTGTAGTCGACGCGCTCCAGCCAGAGGGTCGTGCACCATGTGCGGCCGTCCGGCCTTTTCCCTTCTACTTTGTAGAAGCCTGGGCCGGAGTACTCCACCGACTCCGGCGGCCGCGGTACGAAGACGCTAATGAAACGATCGTAGTCAACAACCGTAGGGGAGGCGCCATAGCGTTCACTGAGGCAGGCGATAAGCTCCTCCTTCGCAGCCGTGATGCGCTCGTCTAACGTGGACGCAGTAGCTACGGAAGCCGAAGTAAGCTTGATCGGAGCGGCAGCCGTTGCCATAGCGCCGAGGATTGTCCGTCTGGAGAGGCTCATTGTGCTACCTCCCTGGCAGACGCCACCGCCGGTCGCCGTGCTTCTCGCGATCTGGCCTCGGCTTCATCTCTCACAAATTCGGCGGCCTTCACTGCGAAGGGCGCGAGGTCTTCGGCGCAATCCGCCTCGAAGCTCAGGATCGTCCAGCCACGCCATCCCACTTCGCTCGATGCCGTTGGTTTGGCAGCTATCGAGACATTAACGATGGCTTGCTCGTAGCTGCTCAAAAAGTCGCATATAACCGCAAGGACATTACCCGCGGCGTTGTAGGTGTTGCCCTCCTCGGTCGAAAAGCGGGGCTGGCACGAAAAGCCGGAAACTACCTCGGCCACCGTGTAGAGAACGTTTCGGAGGTCGCGTAGCTCCTTCATGCCCATTTTTCGAAGCTCGGCCATGTCTATGTCACATGAGATGCGGCCTCGTGGGGTCAATGGATCACGAGACATCGTTTCTGCGATCGGCAAGCCTTCGGTGGCTGCCTGAACTGGTGTGTTCGGCATTTCAATCTCCAATATTGAGGGTGGTGTTTTGCGGGAAGCCGGCGGCTATTCGTGCTTGATCAGCTTGAACCGGCCTTCGATGTAGGGATGGGTGTAGAGTTTACCGGCGGAGTGTCGGCACTCAGCAACGAAGCGTTCGAACGTCGCAGTGACGTCCTTCTTCCAGTAGACGGCATATGCGGCACCTTCGGCTTCAGCGTGCTCGTTTTTAACCATGCCAGCCGGTTTCGGGGCATAGGGCGACTGGCGCATAACTGCGTCAATCGTTGCGTCCGAGAGGCCATAAAGCTGCCAAATACGCTTCCGGATGTGGACAATGCTCTCGGAATTGGCAGGGCGGGCGCTGAGAACGATCTGGGCGGCTTCAATCCGCTCCACCTTGGCGTCAATCAAATTGAGGCGCTGTTCGCGCTGCACTTCTCGCTGTTCCGCGTCGGCAAGCATCCGAAAGGCCTGCGCGAAGGCCTCTGCGGTCGTCGGGATTTGCGTGACCTGGTTTTTGTGAGCCTGCCAGTAGTCGACGAGCCGAGCCGTGAACTCTGGTGAGAGCTGCGCAACGACGACGTAGCTGTCACGCTCTTTGACCTGATAGACTTCTACGGTTTGGCCGAGATGGTTCTTAACTTCCCCCAATGGGGGATGTTGGATTATGCCGCGTTCGGCAAGGCGCTCGATCGATTGCTTAACCTTGTCGTGTCGCTTCTCGAGGAGATCGGCAATCTCCTGGCTGGTCATGGTCTCGTGGCGTGGAGCGAGCATGTTCATTGGACGCCCCCAGCCTGCTTAACTTCCCATTTCAGGAAGGCGATTGCGAGAGGATCGCCGCGCTCGGCTTTGATGCGGGCGCACTCGCCGATAGGCGTATTTTCCGGAAAGCCTTCGAAGAGTGGCGATAGGTCACGAAGAGCGGCAGCTTCGCGCATGTTCTGCTCGGCGCGCTCTTCGAGTGCAACCACCGCATCTTCAAAACAAGCGAAGATCTCGTCTTCGGATGCGTCGGGGAAGTCGGCTTTCAGCTTCGCCATTACGGCCGGGATATTCCCGACCAGTTCGGGCGGGCAATCGACAATGGCGTCTACGATCTTCTGGTGGGTGTTCGCGTCAAGCATGGTCGCTCCATCGGTTGATGGAGATACTAAGCCATAACGGCTAACATGCTGTCAACGAGAAATAAGCCGCAGTGGCTAAGTTTTCTCTCCGAGCTTCGACGTATCGAAGTGCGCGACGATGCCTAAGTTCGATAGATAACCGCTGAAAAACCACATAAAGTCGATCGCTACGTTCTTCATAACCCGCCCGTTCATTGACCTGATGTCGAATTCCGAGACCGAGTGCTTTTTGCCGACGATGCCCAACTGGAGGTCTTGGCTACCGGTCACGTTGTACATGCAAAGACGGCCTTCGAGATACTCGGCCGCCTCGAGCTCGCGCTCGCCCATGAGGCTGAACTGAACTAGGTCGCCTTCGCCAAAAAACGGCAGAAGAGTGTTGTCCTGAACGTGTAACCACTTTGCGTCCGGCTCTCCAAGAGGATTCCTGAAAGCACTGAAGCTATTTTCGGATGGATCGACCACTTCGATCTTTTCCCCCTGGTGAAGACGCCCGCTTGCATCCATGCTGAGAAGTTTGAAGCCTCCCCATAACTCCATTTGGGAAGTTTCGAGAGCTTGGGCCAGTCGCTCAAGCCAGCTCCCTGTGAGCTGCATAACACCGCGCTCAAGTTTGCTTACGGTGATGACATGGACTCCAAGGCGATCCGCCAACTGTTGTTGCGTTATTTTCTTCTTGCGGCGGATTTCGGCGATGTTATTCGGGTGCGTGCTCATGGAAGCCAATATGGCTTACTCTTCTTTCAAAAGACATAACCAATATGGCTAACTTTTCGTTGACAACGAATTAGCCGATGTGGCTTACTAAGGGCGCTATGACAAATACCCCATCCACTCCGCGCCGTTGGCGACAAAACCGAAAAATGACAATGGCGGGCATCGCTTCGATGCTTGGCATTGCTGGAAAAAACCCATCTCGTACCTGGCAGAGATATGAGACGGGTGAACGTGAACCGCCAATCACCATCATCGCAAAGCTTGAGATGATCAGCGATGGCAGCGTCAACACCGCTTCCTGGATGCAGGTTCGGCAGGCTTACTTGAGTCGCCAGGTGGCGCCATGACCCAGCCCCGCAACATCCAAACCACCGAAGATGTGATCCGCGCAGCTCAATGGCTAGCGGAGAGCAGAGGCGAAGCGTTCGGCGCTGTTGTTTCTATTGTGAAAGGTCGCTTTGGCTTGTCGGCTGTTCAGGCCGCAGAGGCCCTCGAATTGGCCCGCCAGATGCGGACAGTCCGGAGGGCCCTCTCATGACCAAGCCCAATTGGAAGGACACTTTTCGGGACGGCATGTTCGAATGCGCTGAGCTTCGCCATCACCGTTCCCACCTCAACCTCCTCAGCTACATCGTCCACAAGGCGAATTCGAAGTCTTACTTCTGCTGGACCAGCCAACGAGAAATGGCACGTGTCCACGGGTGCTCGGTGCGGAATATCAAGGAGCTCTTGAACTTCCTTCACAAGCTCGGCGCGGTTCACCCCGTCCGTTTTGCTGATCTGCCACGCAAGAACCAGGACGAAATCGAAGATCTATGTGGGCGGCCGGTGAAGCGGAACGCCAACGTCTATTACGTGAGCGTCCAGTGGGCAAAGGACGCCCTGGCCGATCGCGATGGCTCGAAAGATGCTGGGAGAAAGCCGCGCCAAATTAAGATATCAGCGGACGCTCGCCGGAAGGGATACGAGAAACTCAACGATCGCCGGCGGCGGTATGCTCCGGCTGTAGCTGAGATTTTCTCACCTCAGCCAACCAACGCGCAGCACGAGGAGCACCTGTTCCTGAATGCGATCGATGAAAAATGGGGAGGCCCCACTTCCCCGATTTTGAAGCAACAATGGGGAAGCCCCACTACCGACATATCTATTGAGAATAACCAAGACGCGAGTTCAGCGCCAAACAACGATCGAGCGTTCGCCGATTCCGAAATCCCATTTTCCGAAGAAGAAGTAAGCACCGCTTCGATTTCCTCGCTACCGGATCAGCAATGTGATCGGCTTCCGCATGGTTACGGCGCCGGCGAAGCCGGTGCAGGGGTTCCAAGGACCCCGTCCTTGGGCGGGTTTGGGCTGCAAGCCCATGAACAAACCCCCGAGTATGACGCTGCGCGCGTGCGCGAGGGCAAAAGGAGGGCATCATGACGCATGTGTGCCAACTTATCGCGTTCCCGTTATCGGCACGTGTCGGCAAGATCCGCCGTTGTGCCGAGGTTCTGCAGGGATCAGCAAACCAAACGAGCCGAGATGCATACTGGCGAAAAACGGTACAGCAGCTTGGCGACAGGCTGGAAGCGATCGGACTGCCAACCGATGAGGTTCAGCACCAGCTCAGGCAATTCCGACATGCTGTGCAGCAGGAGTACCTGCGGCGTGACTATGTCCTAGTGCACGGTGGGAAGTCCCCGGACGGTGCCGCATGAGCTCCCTCGTCGACATCAAACCGGGCCAGTGGGTTCTGGCCTTCCACCAGCCTTACGGGCCATATGACCAAACATTGCCGGAACTCTTGGAAAGGTATGCATTCCGGCATTGGATGGAAAGCAACACCAAGGACGAGATTTTCTTTGTCCGTCAGGTCCAGAAGGTGATGCCGAATACCTTCCTTGCACATGGTTCCTGCCGGTTAATTCGCGAAGGCGAGCGGCTGCCTCGGGCCCACGTGATTGCAGCGTTAAAAACGGAAGCCGACGCGGTCTCCTTGCGCGACCGGTTTTTCGCGATCGGCGTTGAGACTGGGCAGAAGATCGAGGCGGAGATGTATCGCCGGATCGAGAAGTTTTCGGATCGAGAACAGGCGAAGGCGCTCAAGCGCATCCACCGGCTGCTTCCGCAGCACTTCGGGAGGGATGCATGATGGCACAGACCCTCAACGTCACCCGCTGCGACGATGGCCGGTTCCAAGTCTCCGATGAAAGCGGCCACTTGGTTGCGGGGCCGTTCGAAAGCAATGCTCAGGCCTGGGCGGCTCTGGATAACCTCGCTGGCGAACCTCGCATCCCGCGCAAGGCCAAAGCCAAACCGACCGCATTGCCTCAAAAGGCGCGGAAGGGGCGCAAGAAGCCCAAGCGAGCGCCGACCGCAGCCGAGCAGCAGAAAACGGAACGGCGCCTGGCTCAGAATGCCGCAAAGGCCCCGAAGTGGATCCGGAAGGCGGCGCTGGGAAAGTTCGACCCGGCCGGCGTGCGAGCATACCGAGACCACAAGCTCGGCACATTCGGCGCGGCGTCCGAGGTGCGCAAGATCGACGTGGCTACTTACCTTGCTGAAAAGGCCCGGCGAGGTGAAGTTTGAAGCGAGCAGAGAACGGCATCAACCTTCACCGCTTCTGCGAAGGGTACGGTCTGAAGGTAAGGCCGTACCACGAAAGCCGAACACCGCGGCCGGCGAACGTGATCTATGGTGGCCGTTCGCTAAAGCGCCTCATGCGGAAGGACATCGATCGCGCCGGCCTCGTCGTTCGCTGCATCCAGTCATCCAACCCGACTTGCTTCGATGACGTGACCGTCTGGGCAACGTGGTGTTTCTTGGGGGTTCATTTCGCCCAACGGCAGCCAGCGGCAGCGATCGAAGCCTTCCGACGCGTCGACCTAGCTGAAATTCGCCGGCGCGCCCAGCGACTCATCGTGGGCGAAAGCGGGCGCATGGCGAAAACGGCCACGGCCATATCCATCCTTCTGGCGCAAGCAATCATCGACGAGGACAAAGCTGCATGAAGATCAGCGAACGCGAAGCCATCGTGCTCGAGCGACTTATTCAAGCGATGGAAACCGACATCGCCTTGCCGGTGAGGGTAGGGCCGAAGGCGTTCGGGTCGTCCATGCCTGACTATCTCCACACCGAGCAGGAGCTCTATGTCCTCGAGCGAGAGGACCTGACCGAAACCGGCGGCAAGCGCTGGAATGAGAGAAAGAGGGCGAAGCGGCTGGAGACCGAGCGACGTGCCCGCTGCACCCGGGAGCGCATCACGGCCATGGAGGAGGCTTTCGCTTGGGTGATTGAGCACGTCGCCGACGAGGAGCGTCGTAAAGTGCTGCTGGCTTATGCCGAGGTGAAGGCCCGCGGATGGCAGTGGGAGCGGTACCTGAGCAATCGGAACCGCCGCAATCCGTCGAAAAGAGCATGGGTTAAACGAACGGTTCAGCGCTGGATTGTTCAATCTCTGCAAGAAATTGCCGATAAATCGGCCAAGGACGCATCTTCCTTGCATGTTCGGGCCCATTTACTCATGGCCCAAATCGAGCCAGAACACGGGGGCAAAATCAATAACATCGGGTTTGCACGCGTGGATGGCTCCTGATGGAAAGCCCGACCTGAGGCGGACGTAGAACTAGGAGCCGCGCAGCAGCAAAATGATGTTGGCAAAACGCGAGGAATGCGCTTCTCTAAGTTGAGTAATTGGGGGGGCGCAATGCAAGATAATTCCGTGCTGCGAATAGAATTCAAGAACACGAAGCCGATAGAACTCGTCGACCTAACGACCAGTTTCACTGCTTTAGCAGAGTCCTTCAAGGACTTTGCAAATAGTACGACTGGCGACCCGCATCCAAACAACCTCCGTCTCTATCTCAAAGAGATCAGGTCTGGGAGCGTTATCGCGGATTTAATCACGGTCGCGGAGCAGACCCAATGGATTATGGAGCACGCTGAGGTCTTCGCAGGCTTCGTCAGTAACACAAACGAACTCGTGAACTACTTCCTTGGCAAGGAAAGTTCAAAAGCGGCCGAGCCTTCAGTGAAGCAAGCCAGGCAAATCGCCCAGTTTGTGGAACCGGTCGCGAAGGACTTCGGCTCCCAGCTGAACATGAATGTGATGGATGGGGCAGTCGTTGTTGTGCACCAGCATTTTCATATCAACGGCATGGAGGCGAACGCTGTTCAAAACGGCGTGGCGAGGTTCTTAGGGCCAAGGCTTCCGTCATCGCAGATACTCAATGATCAGCTGATGGTGCTTGAGCAGGTCAAGAACGATGTCTCTGCAAAGTCAGGGGACCGCGGTGTAATCGAAGGTGTTTATGTTAAGCCCGTCAAACTTCAGTTCTCAAGCGAGGAGACAAAGCGACGGGTTTTGGATCTTCAGGAGAACCCACTCCAGTGCATCTTCCAAGTGAACGTCGAGGTGCGTTCCGTTGAAGGAAAGCCCGCGCTGTATCGAATTCTCGAGGTCACCGATGTCATTCGTCGGGATCCCGAATAGAACGAACGCCGCCGCCAGCGCCAAGCGAGGAAGGCGGCATTGAATACGACGGGAAGCCCACGCGCCCCGCCTTCATCAATGCGCTGGATACGCAACCAGCGCCGTCGGCCACGCCGGGGGCCAATCCGCTGGCTTATCCTGCGAAGCCCCGGGACACCGCCTCAAATCGCTTCCGGGGGGTTTTTCGATGTCCCGATCTTTGCCCGCCCCTCGCGGCAAAGATCGGGACATGCTCAGAAGTCACTCCACCTTTTTGAGGGAGTGAAGCGGGAATACTGCGTCTTCCTTCTTCCACGGCGCTTTGTCTTGGATAAACCAATCGCATTGGGCGCTGTCATAGTCGGCATAATTGTACTGGCCGATATTGTTGACGGTCATTAGAGGACCGCCCGATTTCAACATAACGATGTCGCCAACTTTAATATCATTGCTCACTGTGAATCAGCCTCCGATTGAAAACAGTCGAGCTAATCAAACATAGGGAATGCTGACAAGCGTGAGGCCTGTACCCCCGAGCTCGTTTTAAGATTTCAGTGGGTGCGCGTTCGCGGCAGCACCAGAACTAGAAGCATGGGGCCGCGCCACTTTTATCGATCCGGACAGCGACACGTTTAACCCGGATCACGCTCATCGGCATGCTGTGCCTTCAAGACGGGCGCGACCGGCCGTAAGCGATCCATGCAGCGTCTGGATCGGCCTTACGGACGCGGCTGCGCGCGTTCACGCTCATTCTTTGGCGAGCTCGTCATCAATCGTCTTGATGACGTCTTCGAGCCTCTCGATCATGCCCTCAAGGCTCACAGCAAGCTGTTCGCTGACATCAACGAACCCGGTCCCTGTATTGCTCCGCATGGTGAATCTACCTGAGCGGTAGTCTTCGATATCTTGGCGGTAGCGTGTTATCTGCTCTTTGTAGCGCTCACGTAGTTTAAGAAGTGCTTCGCGATTCATCTAATTCCCCGTGTCCGATGCCAGTCCTGAAAAACGTCAGGCGCGAGAAATTCGCCCAGGCTCTCGCCAAAGGCAACATCACATGACAGACGACACCCGAAATAACGGGGAGAAATCGGGCAAGCCGATGCCCCCCGTCGAGCATCAGTTCAAGCCCGGCAACCCAGGGCGGCCCAAGGGCGCGCGCAACAAGCTGGGCGAAGCTTTCCTCGAGGCGATGCACGAGGACTTTCAGACGCACGGCAAGGACGTGATCGAGCGCGTTCGGACGACAAAGCCGGAGCAATACCTGAAGGTCGTCGCCTCGATCCTGCCGAAGGATCTGAACGTCAACATCAACAGCACGGATGATTTAACGGATGAACAGCTTATCCAGCGCATCCGGCAACTCGATTCCGCAATCCGGCCTTTCCTCGATGCTCAAGGAGCAAGCGGCTCTGTTGGCGGAACTGGACCGGAGACGACGCACTAACCTGCTGGCCCATTACCGGCCGTATTCGAAGCAGGTCGCGTTTCACGAGGCAGGGAAGGGCTATCGCGAGCGCCTGTTCATGGCCGGCAACCAGCTTGGCAAGACGCTCGCTGGTGCTGCCGAGGCGGCGATGCACCTAACGGGCCGCTATCCCGATTGGTGGGATGGCCGGCGCTTCGACCGCCCGGTGATCATGCTTGCGGGTTCGGAGTCGTACGAACTCACCCGCGACGGCGTTCAGCGTCTTCTCATTGGCCCTCCGATGAACGAAGAGGATTGGGGCACTGGGTATATACCGAAGGCCGCGATTGTCGAAACCACCCGGCGTTCTGGCGTCTCTGGCGCACTGGATAGCGTCACAGTTCGCCACGTCTCGGGCGGACTGTCGACGCTACTCTTCAAGGCATACGAGCAGGGTCGCGGTAAGTGGCAGGCCAATACCGTCGATTACGTCTGGTTCGACGAAGAGCCGCCCGAGGACGTCTATCTCGAAGGTATCACCCGAACCAACGCCACAAATGGACTGATCGCCGTCACCTTTACGCCCCTCAAGGGCATGAGCATCGTTGTTGCCCGCTTTATCATGCCGGGGGATGATCCTGGCGCCGTCTACCGCACCGTCACAACGATGACGATCGACGATGCGGAGCATTACACCCCGGAAGAGCGGGCACGCATCATTGCATCTTACCCGGCGCATGAACGTGAAGCCCGCACCAAGGGTGTTCCGTCTCTCGGTTCTGGTCGTATCTTCCCGGTCTCGGAAGATAGCATCCGGGTCGATCCCTTCGACATCCCGAAGCATTGGGTGCAGATCGGGGGTCTTGATTTCGGCTGGGATCATCCGTTCGGCGCTGCTGGCTGTGCCTGGGATCGTGACGCAGACGTGTTCTATGTCACGAAGGTCTATCGCGAGCGCGAGGCGACACCGATCATTCACGCGGCTGCTCTGAAGCCCTGGGGCGCCTGGCTGCCGTGGTCGTGGCCTCACGACGGCCTGCAGCACGACAAGGGCTCTGGCGAGCAACTGGCGACACAGTATCGGGAGCAGGGCCTGAACATGCTGCCGGAGCGCGCCACGTTTGACGATGGCACAAACGGCGTGGAAGCCGGATTATCGGACATGCTCCAGCGCATGCAGACCGGCCGCTGGAAGGTCTTCTCGACCTGTGGCGAGTGGTTCGAAGAGTTCCGGCTCTATCACCGGAAAGACGGCAAGGTCGTGAAAGAGCGCGACGACCTGATTTCGGCTTCTCGATACGCGCTGATGATGAAGCGCTTTGCCAAGGTGAAGGCCGACGCCGCCGCATGGAAATTCACTGATCGGAAGGTTGTTTGATGGCTGCGATGTCGAAAGAGCAGATTGCTGCCCAGGTCTCGCAGCTCGTAAAGGACTGCGAGCACTATCGGGACGAGCTTTCCGTCGATCGCGTCAAGGCGATGGAATACTACGACGGGATCATGCACGACACGCCGGCCGATCCGAACCGGTCGAAGGTCGTCTCGCGCGATGTCCGCTCCGCCATCAAGAAGGTGTTGCCGTCGCTCATCCGCACGATCCTCGGCAATGACAAGGTCGTCGAGTACGAGCCGGTAAACGAGGGCGACGAGGCGGCGGCCGAGCAGGCGACCGATTACATCAACTACGTCGTGTTTCCGGAGAGCAATGGCTATGACGCGGTGCAGGACGCCGCGCACGACGCGCTGAAGCTGCGCAACGGTGTGATCCGCTGGTGGTACGACAAGAAGCGGAAGGTCCAGGTCTCGCGGCACACCGGCCTTGACGAGCCGGCGCTGGTGCAGCTTGTCGCAGATGACGATGTCGAGGTTCTGGAACAGGAAGCCTATCAGGAGCAGATCGACACGCCTCAGGGGCCGCAGCCGATCACACTCTACAACGTGAAAATTCGGCGCGTATCCGAATATGGCTGCACCACACTCGCCGCGGTTCCCCTCGAAGAGTTCCTGATCCACCCCGACGCCATCTCGATCGACGACAGCCCGATTACCGGCCTGAAGACGCAGTCGCGACGCTCCGATCTGGTCGCGATGGGCTACGACCGGGATAAGGTCTACAGCTTCGCTGCCTCGACGGATGACCTCGATGAGGAAGAAGAAGAGTTTACCCGCAGGCGAGATGCCTTCGACGAGAACGATTCGGTCGTCAAAGCCCTGCAGGAGGTCGACTATTACGAGCTCTATGTGAAGATCGATGCGGACGATGACGGCATAGCCGAACTGCGGCGCATGGTCTTTGCCGGCGGCCTGGCAGAGGTCAATCTTCTCGAAGATGAGGAATGGGATGAAGTCCCCTTCGCCGATCTGATCACAGAACGCCGCCCGCATCAACGTGAAGGCAATTCCGTCACTGACGACATGGCGGAAATCCAGCGGGTGAAGACCGTGCTAATGCGCCAGACGCTCGACAATCTCTACTGGCAGAACAACCAGCAGCCGATCGTCCAGGAAGGCGTCATCCAGAACCCAGAAAGCGTGCTGAATCCGAAGTTCGGGCAGCCGATCCGGGTCGGGCAGGGGACGGACGTTCGCGCGGCAGTGGGATACAACACGGTCCCGTTCGTTGCGGAGCAGTCCTTCGGCATGCTGGCCTATATGGACCAGGAGGCGACCGACAGGACTGGCATTTCCGATGCATCGAGCGGCATGGCGCCGGACGCGCTGCAAAACATGACCGCCAAGGCCTCGGCCATGATCGAGGCCGCCGGCATAGGCCAGACCGAACTGATGGTGCGCACGTTCGCACAGGGCCTCAAGCGCGTGTTCAAGGGGCTGTTGCGGCTGGTGATCAAACATCAGGACCAACCACGCTCTGTGCGCCTGCGTGGAGAGTGGGTGACGTTCGATCCCCGGCACTGGAATGCCGAGATGGACGCGACGGTGAATACCGGCCTCGGCGCCGGCACGCGCGAGCGCGACATGATGATGATCCAGCACATTCTGGCGCTTCAGGAAAAGCTGTTGGCATCGCTCGGGCCGGACAACCCGTATGTGTCGCCAGACAACCTCTACAATGCGGTTTCGAAGTCGGTTGAAGCCGCCGGCCTCAAGTCTCCGGACATGTACTTCACCAAGCCGACGCCGGAAGAAATCCAGCGCCGTATGCAGGCGGAAGCGAACAAACCGAATCCGGAACTGCAAAAGGTTCAGATGCAGGCGCAGGCCGAGCAGCAGAAGGCTCAACTCAACGCCCAGCTTGAGCGTGAGAAGATACAACAGGAAGCGCAGCTACAGACCCTCCGCATCAAGGAGGAAATGGCGCTGAAGCGCTACCAGATCGACCAGGAAATCCAGCTCAAGCGGCAGGAGACGGCGGCGCAGATGCTCACCCGCGAGCCGGTAAATGATACGCGCATCGGAGGAATGCCGGGATGAGGCAGGAAGACAAGACGGCCGCCGCCCGGGTTCTGCTCGACACGCCGCTGTTTCATTTGCTGATGAATGAGCTCGAAACCGCAGCCGTCAACGGCTGCATCAACGCCAAGATCACCGATCACGAGACCCGCGCGGCCTTTGCAGCCGAAGCGCGGGCGATCCGCAATTTCCGAGGCAAGCTCAAGTTCCTCGCCGAGGGACAAGCCAATGCTGACGGGAAGGAAGCCCCGGCATAGGGCCGGCGCGAAACCTTAGGGCAAGCCAGACATGACAGACGCAGCCACCAACTCCCCTTTCGTGGGGGAGAGTGATAGCGGTCGCCCCGCACTCACCATCGACGACGCGGTGAACCTCGACTTTGCCGAGCCCAACGAGGCCAACGAACAGGAAGAGGAAGAGCAGCAGTCGACGAATGCGACGGGTGAGGCCACTGAAGATGACGGCCAAGAGACCGACGAACCCGTAACCGAAGGCGACGAGACACCCGAATCCGAAGAGGGCGAGGGGTCCAACGAAGCCCAGGATACCGTCATCACCCTGAAGGGTGGCGAGCAGGTTCCTCTTGAGGAGCTGAAGCTGGGGTATATGCGGGAGCGTGATTATCGCCACAAGACTCAGGAACTCGGCAACAAGGGCCGAAATCTTGAGGCCATGACAACCCGCGTCGCCAACACGGCGAACGCCATCGCAGAATTCCTGATTTCCCAACTGCCGCCCGAGCCTTCCCCGGCTTTGGCGATGCAGAACCCGGGCGAATACACGCGGCAAAAGGCGATGTACGACGTCGCTCTTACGCGCGTGCAGCAGGTCATCGACCTCGGGAAGGAGCCAAAAGCGGTCTCCGGCGAACTCACCCAGGCCAACAGCGAAGAAACACTCGCGGCCGAGAACGCCAGGCTGCTCGAAACCTTCCCGCATCTCGCGAAGGACGAAGCAAGGCAGCAATTCTTTGCCGATGCCTTCGGGACCGCTCGTGAACTCGGCTTCACGGACGAAGAGATGGAGGGAGTGACCGATCACCGCATATTCAAGCTCGCTCACTACGCTCGCCTTGGTCTTCAGGCCGAGCAGGCGAAGAACAAGGCTCTGAAGAAGGTGGCGAACGCCCCGCCGGCAGCCGTCAAGGCGAAGCCGAATGGGCCGGTGAACCCGGCAGCACGGAAGAATCAGGAAGCGATGAAGAGGTTGTCGAAAACCGGGTCGATCAAGGACGCAATGCAGATCGACTTCGAATAACCCCATCTTCGAAGGACCGAAAACATGGCAGCTCTCGCCAATACCTTCCTGACCACGAATGCCGTCGGCAACCGTGAAGAACTATCCGACGTGGTGTCCCGCATCACGCCGGAAGACACCCCGATCTATTCGCTGATCGAAAAGGGCAAGTGCGTATCCGTACACCCCGAGTGGGAGACGGACGAACTCGCTGCTCCGGCCGCGAACATTAAGCCTGAAGGCGACGAATACACCTTCGCCGCCATCACCCCGCCCGAGCGCATGGGCAACTACACCCAGATCATGCGCAAGGACTGGATCATCTCCGGTACTCAGGACGTCGTCGACAACGCCGGCAAAGCCGAACAGCGCAAGTACCAGAAGCTCAAAAAGGGCGTCGAGATCCGCAAGGACGTCGAATTTGCCATCGTCGACACCAATGCCTCCGTGGCCGGTGCGACGCGTGAATTCGGCTCACTCAACACCTGGATCGAGACCAACGTCTCTCGCGGCGCCGGGGGCGCCAATGGCGGCTTCAACTCCGGTACCGGCCTAACGGTTGCCCCAACCGATGGTACGCAGCGTGCATTCACGAAGACCATTCTGGATAACGTGATGCAGTCGGGCTACCAGAACGGCGCCAACTTCAGGCACGTTTCAGTCTCGCCCTATGTCAAGAGCGTCTTCGTCACCTTCATGTCTGACGCGAACGTTGCTCCGTTCCGCTATGCCGTCTCGAAGGGCGGCGAGCGCAATACCATCGTTGCAACGGCCGACTATTACGAAGGTCCGTTCGGCACGGTGATGATCCACCCGAACCGCGTTCAAGCGGTGGGTGCGCAGCAGGCCCGCAACGCCTTCTTCATCGATACGGACATGCTGGAATTCCTCTGGCTCCGTAAGATCCAGGAAGACAAGGCAGTCGCGAAGACCGGCGACGCCGACAAGGGCGTTATCATCGGCGAAGGCACGCTCAAGGTGAAGAACGAAAAGGGCCTCGGCGTCGCTGCCGACCTCTTCGGCCTCACCAACGCGAGCTAATCGGCACTCTGGGCAACCCCATGAAGGGCGGGCTTCGGCTCGCCCTTCCCCTTTCCAGGAGAAACAACCATGGCAGAAGCCAAAGAGAAGACGACGCCCGTCAAGCTGCTCTATGACGTCTGGTTCAAGGAAGATGAGCGCACGCCGGCCGGCGCCGTTCTCGATATCCCAATGCAGGCGGCAAAGACGCTCATCGAGCAGGGTAAGGCCGAGCGGGCCGACCCGCTGCCCGGAGGCGATGAATGATCATTCGAGACGGAGAGTGGACGCTCTACGACCACGATATGATGACCGGCCGCTCCGTCTGGCACTATTTCGACGGGGAGAAGGACGTTTTCCGCGTCGATTACCCCGTCGACAATCTCATCAGCGAAAACCAGGCGGTTCGCAATGAGGCAAGCCGCGCATGGGCCGGCGACTGGCACCGCGTCGCCTCGATCCCGCTCAACATCGCCTATGATTCCGGCCTCGTGCAGGCCCATAGCGAGGGCAACGACCGCTATGTGAAGCGGTTCCTCAACAACAGCGACAATCGCGCCTGGCGGACTAAGGAAGGCCATCTATGAGCATTTCCGACTATGCGTCCTTGCTCGTCGACGCGGGCGAATATTCCAGCCGTGAGGACATCGCGCACCTCTTTCCCCGCTTCCTCGGCCTGGCAGAGCTCAAGCTGAACCGGGGTCTTCGCGTAGCTGACATGGAGGCCTCTACCACGCTGGCGCTCTCCAATGGTGATGCGACGCTCCCGGCCGATTTCCTCGAGGCGCGCGAGGTGAAGACGTCGGCCAATGTCCCGATCCGGGCCGTGTCGCTGCAGCAGTTGACGTCGAGCTACGCCGGCAACAGCGGCACCCCGACGGGATATGCCGTCGTGGGCTCCACGCTCAAGGCGCGGCCGGTCAGTGACCAGACACTGACCATTGCCTATTACGCCAAGATCCCGGCCCTGACCCCCTCTGCGCCGACCAACTGGCTGCTGGCGAAGGCCCCGGACGTCTATCTCTACGCGCTGGTCAATGAAATCGCCATTTGGGCCAAGGACGTTGGAGCTGCGACGGCTGCGCAGCAGCTCATGGCCCTTGCGCTGTCGGGGCTCGGTATTCAGGACGAGCGGTCCCGTTGGGGCAATGCGCAAGTCGTCGTTGGAGGTGTCACGCCATGACGTTGCTCAGCGCCATCAATGAGGTTTGCGACGTCGTCTCCCTCGATCGGTTCTCCAGCGTCTACGGCTCGAACGATCCGAACGCCCAGACCATGGTTGCGCTAGCCCAGGAAGCCGGCGATGAGATTGCACGACGCGCCGACTGGCAGAAAACGTTGAAATCCCACACGGCGGCAACTTCTCCCGAGAACTTCCCTGGCGATTTCCAGCGGCTGACGCCTGGTGGAGCAGTGCGCAGGTCGGATGGCACGTTCATTCGCCCGGTCACGAACAGCGGCCAATGGGCGGTTATCGTCGGCGTACCGTCCACCACGGCCTATTTCTTCATGAAGGGCGGCCAGTTCCTGTTTTCTCCGACCGCGGCCGCCGTGAGTGCGGTGATCGACTATGTGTCGAAAAACTGGATTCTGAACGGCTCTACCGAAAGGGCGACGTTCTCGGCCGATGACGACACCACGCTCTTTCCGGAGCGTCTCCTGGTGAAGGGCATCCTGTGGCGCTGGAAGCGGCAGAAGGGCCTGCCCTACGAGGACAATCTTGCCGAGTTCGAGGCCGACCTCGTGCAGGAGATCAACGCCGATAGGGGCGCCGCATGAGAATTCAGCCAAGATCAGGCCGTATAGCGCAATCCAACCGCGGGGCGGTATCGGTTGGCCGGCAGCAGACATCCCAACCGGTGACGTTCCCCGCTCCAAAGGGAGGGCTCGTATCCACCGTCGACATGGCGTCTCAGCAGCCGGGCTCCGCCGTGGTGCTGCGCAACTTCTTCCCGACGCTCACGGGCTGCAAGATCCGCGGTGGATCGCAGAAGAAGGGCCTGGCAGCGGACGGCGGCGACATCAAGAGCGCGTTCAAGTACAAATACGGCAGCAATGAAAAGCTGTTCATGGCGACCACGAACGGCATCTACAACATGACCGCGTCGGCCGCGCCTCCGACCACGACGGCAGCCGATGTGTCCGGCATGAGTGGCGGCGATTGGTGCGCCTTTCAGCATACGAATGCGGGAACGTCCTGGCTGGTCTGCCTGAACGGCGCCAATGACCGGCAGCTCTATAACGGAACGAGCTGGACGACGACACCGGCCATCACCTTCAGCGACGCCACGACGATGTCGCAGCTCAACTACGGCTGGCTGTTCAAGAATCGGGAGTTCTTCCTCAAGAACGGCACGCTGGACGCCTATTATCTCGCCGTGAATGCCGTAGGCGGTGCGGCATCGCTGTTCCCCTTGGGCGGCGTCATGAAGAAGGGCGGCTCGCTGCTGACCGGCTTCTCGTGGTCGCTGGAGAGCGGCGACGGCCTCAACGACATGTGCGTGTTCGTCTCGACCGAGGGCGAGATTGCCGTCTACGCCGGCTCCGATCCGTCGAGCGCGGCGGATTTCGCGCTCAAGGGCGTCTATCAGATCGGCCGGCCGCTCGGAAAGAACGCATGGATAAGGGCAGGCGGCGATATCCTCATAGCTACCACGGACGGCCTTACGCCGATGTCGCAGGTCTTTCAGCGCGACCGGCAGGCACTGAGCCTTGTCTCCGTCTCACGACCGATCGAGAACGATTGGCGCAAGGCTGCAAACGCCACCGGGACCGGCTGGACGCTGAAACAGTGGCCCGAGCAGAACCTTGTGTTCGTCGCCTTCCCGGAAAACACCGTTGTCACCGATACGACCTTTGTCTTGAATGTGCTCACCGGTCGCTGGTCGACCATCAGCAATTGGCAGGCGCTCTGCTATGAGACCCTGCAGGGCAGCCTCTTCTTCGGTTCGCTCGACGGGTATGTCTGGCAAGGCGACATCAGCGGGACTGACGACGGGTTGACCTTCGCGGCCACCTACCTTTCGCAGTTCGCGCCAGCCACGCAGTTCGGACAGCGGGCTGCGGCCACGATGGCGCACATGTATTTCCGGGCCAAGTCGGAACCGAGCGTGCGGCTCTTTGCTAGGGCAGATTTCGACAAGTCAACGCCGACCTTCAACACCGTCTCGACCGGAAACACCTCGTCGTCGGAATGGGATGTGGGCCTGTGGGACGTGGCACGCTGGGACGGCGTCTCGGAAACGCAACGGTACGATTTCCGGCAGAACGTGCGCGCCACCGGTGACATGCTTGCAGTCGGCTGCGTCATCACCTCCGGCGGGACGGTCAAGCTCGATGTCGAGGTAGACCTCGCCACGCTGCAAGTATCTGTCGGCGAGGCCAGCGCTTGAGCCTGATTTGGGGCGGCGCTTCGAACCCGGACGTCAATCAGGCCATCGCCGCCTTTGTCGCCAGCCACATCAACGGCTGCGAGCGGGGATGGGAGCATTTCACGACGCTTGGAATGGTCGAGCACGAACGCCTCGTTGCCGGGGTCGTTTTCCACAACTACGCGCCCGAGGCTGGTGTGATCGAATTGTCATCCGCTTCGACCAGCAAGCGCTGGCTGACGCGGCCGATGCTCAGGGCCATGTTCGGCTACCCGTTCGATCAGATCGGCTGCCAGATGGTCGTTCTGAGGGTCTCCGAGCGCAACACGGTCATGGCCGAGATAGCCCAGCGGTTCGGCTTCACGGCCAATCGAATCCCGAGGCTCCGCGGTCGAGACGAGGCGGAGATCCTGTTCACGTTCACAGATGACGAATGGCGCAACCACGCCGTCAACAGAAGGTAGACGACATGGGCAAGTCAAAGGCTCCCGCTCCTCCGGACCCGAACAAGACCGCGTCTGCGCAGACCGCGACCAATATCGGCACGGCGATTGCGAACCAGACGTTGGGCAACGTCAATCAGGTTACCCCGGACGGTAGCCTGACCTATTCGCAGACGGGCACCACGAAGTGGACCGACCCGCTCAATGGCAAGGTGTACGACCTGCCGACTTATACGGCGACGCAGACGCTCTCCCCGGAACAGCAGGCCATCAAGGCGCAGACGGATGCGGCCGAGAAGAACATTGCCACGTTGGCAAACAACCAGTCTGCCCGCCTGAATGATCTGCTCGGCAAGCCGGTGGATACCTCGGGCGCCCCGGCTGCCGGCGATCCGTCGAAACTTGGCTTGCCGCAGTATCAGAACTTCACCGGAGGCCCGAACCTTCAGACCAACGTCACCGGCGCCGGCGACATCACACGTTCCTATAATGTCGACTTCGACACCTCTCGCTATGAACAGGCGCTGATGGATCGGCTCAATCCTCAGCTCGAGCGCGACCGGGCGGCGCTGGAAACGCGGCTCGTCAACCAGGGCCTTCAACCTGGCTCCGAAGCCTATAACCGCGCGATCGACGAGGCGAGCCGGGCATCCAACGACGCCAGGATTTCTGCGGTCCTCAACGCCGGTCAGGAGCAGAGCCGTCTTGCCGGCCTGGCACGCGATCAGGCGACCTTCCAGAACTCTGCTCAGGCTCAGGCTTACCAGCAGGCGCTGGCATCTGCGGGATTCAGCAATGACGCCAACCAGCAGATGTTCCAGAACAACCAGTCGACCACGGCGGCCAATAATGCGCTTCGGGATCAGAGCTTCAATGCACAGCAATCGATGTTGAATGCGCAGAACCAAGCACGTTCGCAGTATCTGAACGAGCTGTACGCACAGCGCAACCAGCCGATCAATGAGATTTCGGCGCTGCTTTCTGGCGCCCAGGTCTCGAACCCGAATTTCGTGCCGACGCAGGGCCAGCAGATCCCGACCGTCGATTATGCCGGACTCGTCAATCAGGACTACCAGAACAGGCTGGGGGCGTGGCAGCAGAAACAAGCAAACAGCAACAGCTTGGTCGGCGGCCTACTCGGTTTCGGCGGTCAGCTCGCCAGTCTCTCGGACAAGCGGGAAAAGAAGGATATCAAGCGCGTCGGCGGCCTGTACGAGTACCGCTACAAGGGCGAACGCAAGAACGCGCCCAAGCGCATCGGCGTGATGGCGCAGGAGGTCGAAAAGGTCCGACCCGAGGCCGTCTCCAAAGGCTCTGACGGTCTCCGCCGCGTCAACTACGGGCTGCTCTTCGATGCCGGGAAGCGTAAATGAACGGGTATAGCGGCTTCCGGGGCTCAATGCCCACGCGTGAGGAGCTGGCGAAACGTCTTCAAGCGGAGATCATGGGCCAGCCGTTACCACAGACCGTCGGCGGCGGCATGGGAATGCTCGGGGCCGGCCTCGCCGCGGGCTTCGCCAAGCGCAATGCAGCGTTTCCGACTGCACCGGGCGGCGCGCAGCCGTCCTTGATGACCGGCCTGGCTAATTTTTTCACCGGCGGCCGCAATGGAGGTCTCTACTGATGGCAACTCCGGCATTTTCCTTCCTGTTCGGGGGTAATACGGGCGAGACGCCGGAAAGTCTCAAGCGCAAGCGTGAGCTGGCGATGGCCATCATGGGCGCGCATCAGGCGCCGAAGACCGTTGGCGAGGGCTTGACGGCTCTCGGCGCCGGGATCGCTGCAGGCGTCATGAACCGCAGAGCGGACAAGGCGGAGACCGAAGGCAGGGGCAAAGCTACCGACTTGTTCAACCGGATCATCGGTCAGGCACCGAACGTCAGCGCCCCAGGTGCTGCTGGCAGTGCATCCGCCACGGCACCCGCGTCCGCTCCCCCGGTCAACATGGCCGGCAACGACGTCTATTCCGGGTTCATGGACACAGTGGATAACAGCATCACCAACCCGTTCGGGCTGGCGGCAATCGCTGCGACGGGGCAGGCGGAAAGCCGGTTTTCTCCGACGAATGCGAACCGGACATGGAGCGACCCGAGCGAGACCGGGCAGGCGGGTACAGCCGGCGGCATCATGTCCTGGCGCGGTCCGCGGTTGGCAAACCTTCAGGCCTATGCGGCGTCGAAGGGCGAGCAGGGCAACGGCTCGCCGCAGACACAGGCAGAATTCCTCCTCCAGGAAGATCCGAATCTCATCACGGCACTGAACGGTGCCAAGAGCGTCGAAGAGGCGCAGGGGATCATCAATCGGGCCTGGAAGTTCGCCGGATGGGATCGCCCCGGTGGCGAGGCCGCGAACCGGCTTGGCTATGCCAACGCATTCCTACCCAACTTCCAAGGCCAAGGACAGCCACAACAGGTCGCCAGCCTTGACCCGTCGATCGGCGTTCCCTCTGCTGATCCTCAGCCGAACACGACCGCACAGGCACCCGCTGCGCCGGCCGCACCTTCTCTCACCGACGAGGTTGCAGCCTTCGAGCAGACGCCGGAATACCGGGCGCAGTTCCCGGGCATGAACGCTCAGCCCGCACAAGCTCCGCAGCCGCAGCAGGTCGCACAGGCCCTGCCTCCGCAGCCGCAGGCGCTGCCGCAAGGGCCGGATCAGATGACGCTGTTGCAGGCTCTCAGCAACCCGTTCTTGTCGGACGAACAGCGGGCCGTGCTGCAGACGCTCTATCAGCAGCAGGCGCAGGCGGCCGAAGCGCAGCGCGAACAGCAGATTTGGATGGAGCGCCAGCGCTATGAGCAGGAGGCCAAGCGGAGCGACCCCTCCTATCAGCTCGGGCTGGAAAAGACCCGCCAGGAACTCGAAAACCTGCGGACGCCAGAATATCAGACGCTCACGCCGGAAGAGCGCCAGCAACTCGGCATCCCGCAGACTGACCAGCGCGTCTATCAGCGTTCCCGCGGCGGCAAGATCGATGCCGTTGGCGGCGCAGGCCAGACGATCAACGTCGGGAATGAAGTCGAGGCGCGCAAGGCGGCGGCTGAAAGCCTCGGATTGACGCCAGAAGACCCGCGCTATCAGTCCTTCATTCTCACCGGGAAATTTCCGCGCGAGGATTCGCAGGCTCTGACCGCAACCGACAAGAAGGCAATCCTCGAGGCGGACGAGATGGTCGCAGCGAACCAGAGCGCCCTCGATGCTCTTTCGCAGGCGGAAGCCCTCTCCGACGAGGCGAATAGCGGCTGGTTTGCCGGCGCGCGAGCGTCGGTCGGTAACAACCTGCCGGACTGGATGGTGCCGGATATCATTTCGAGCCCGGAAAGCTCCCGGGCCACGACCGATATGGACAACGCCATCATCGGCCAGGCCATCACTCAGCTCAAAACCATCTTCGGCGGTAATCCGACTGAAGGCGAGCGAAACATCCTGCTCGAACTGCAAGGTTCGTCGACCATGCCGGGCGAGGTCCGCAAGCAGGTATTCTCCCGCGCTCGTGCGCTGGCCGAAAAACGGCTGCAGTTCAACAAGGATCGAGCTGCCGACTTGCGCGGCGGCAACTACTATAAGCCGGATCGCGCGCCCGCGACCGGTCAGAACATTGACGACCTGCTGAAGAAGTACGGGGCTCCCTGATGGCCACGATCGAACAGCTTTCCAATGCGCTGATCAATGCCGACAGGGCTGGCGACGTCGAGGCGGCGCGAGCACTTGCGGCCGAGATTTCGCGGATGCGGGTGGCGCTGCGGCAGACCCCGACTGAGCAGGCGCCGCAAACTCGGCAGCCGACAGAGCCGCGCCAGGCGGATTCCCGCGACAACTGGCTTGGGCGTGTTGATACGTTCATGCGAGGTGCGGCGGACACGATGTCGTTCGGACTCGCTGATGAAATCGCTGCGGGCGGTGACGCACTGTTCAACCCTGTTTTCGGTACGGGCCAGGATGGCAAGTCACTCTCCGAGCGGTACGAGCGAAACCTGAATGCGCAGCGGGCGACGGACGAGCTCGATGCCAAGAAGCGAATGGCTGAGCGCCTCACAGGTCAAATTCTCGGAGCGGTCGGCGGCGGCGTAGGGTTGGCGAAAAAAGGCTTGTCTGCCACGGCCAACGCCGTGAGTTCCGGCAAGGGTCTGGCTGGTGTCACAAAGGCTTCGGCGCTTGAAGGTGCAGTTTTAGGTGGCGCGCAGGGGTTCGGAAGCGGTGAGGGGCTTGATGGACGCCTAGGGGGGGCTGCAACGGGAATAGGGCTCGGTACCGTGATTGGCGGCGCTTTGCCACCCGTCACGACCGCTGTCTCGGGGGCCGTCAAAGGAGCGAGTGCGCCTTTCATCGCACCCTTCCGCCCCGAGGCGTACACCGACAAGGCTATGCGGACGTACTTGCAGCGTTCGGGAAAAACCCCTGAGCAGATCACAAGTATCATGCGATCGGCAGCCGAAGACGGGCAGCCGATGTATACGATGGCCGATGCAATGGGAAATGCTGGCCAGCGGGCGCTCGTGCCGGTCACCCGCACGCCTAACGATGCACGCCAGGAAGTGACGGATTTCCTCATCCGCCGGCAGCTTGGGCAACCTCAGCGCCTCGCCAGCGCCTTGGCTGAGGGCTTCGATGCTCCACAGACGTCCGACCAAGTGACACGTGCTCTTACCGGCGCCCGTGAGGTGGAAGCTAACCAGCTCTACACCGCCGCTCGCCGGGAAGCCGGTCCTGTCAACGTAACTTCAATCCTTGAGCGCATCGATGAAACCATTTCCCCGGGCGTGAACAACGTCGTCAGCCCTCGCGATAACATCGGATATGACACCATCGAAGGGGCCCTTGCCCGCGTTCGCAGAATGATATCGGATGGCAATTCGCAGGTGACCGACTTCAACACGCTGTTTCGGGCAAAGCTCGATCTCGACGACATGATCACGAAGGCAGAAGGGCAAGGCGCCGGCAACAGAGCGCATTACCTAACACAGGTGAAGCGGGAGGTTGATAGGGTGCTCGAAACCGCATCTCCGGCGTATCGAAATGCCAACGATACTTTCGCCAGACGCAGCCAGGTCATCGACAGTATCGAGACAGGGCAGGCGGCTAAGTCTGGCAGGGTGCGCGCCGAAGACAGCATCGAAGGGTTCAAAAATCTGACACCCGAACAACAGCAGGCTTTCCGTGTCGGGTATGTGGACCCGATCATCGCTGATATCGAGAGCCTGCCGATGGGCCCGGCTACAAACCGAGCCCGCGGCTTGACCACTCCGAAATATGAGCAGGAGTTCCAAGCATTCGCTGCGCCGGGCCGTGCTGAACAGCTCGGGAATCGCATCGGTCGCGAGAACCGAATGTTTGAGACGTCGAACGCAGCACTTGGGAACAGCCGAACTGCAGATAACCTCGGCGATATCGACGACATGGCGAACTTCGACCCGGCTGTGCTGACAAACTTGCTGACCGGCAACTGGAAACAGGCAGCGCTGACAGGGGCGCGCCAGGCCTTCAATGCCGGGAAAGGACTTCCTCCGCGAGTAGTCGAGAGGGTCGGCCGTCAACTGGTCGAAACCAATCCGGAGGCGGCTCTTGCCGCGCTTACGAAGGTGCAGCGACAGCAGGTTAGCCGTGATCAGCTTCGGGCTATAATCCTGTCGAGCATGCTGCAGAACGCAAATGCTGGCGTCGGCAGGCTACCATAGGTGCTTGAAGCGGACCGATGCCCACAGCATGAACATCATGCCTGTCGCGCCGCCCATTATGGCGGATCTCCATTCGACACCGTAGGCATAGATCGTCCCGAACCAGGCGAAGGCTAAAAGAACAAAGATCAGCCGGAAGCTTTCCGGCCGACGATCGATCTTCGGTTCGTTCGGGTCGTGCTCGATGGTAGGGCGCGCGCTCATGCCCGCAACATACACGAGTAGCGGAGAAAATGAAGATACAGGTATCAAAGGCGAGTTAATACCCGCCCGGGCGAGAATAAGCGCTTCGCTTTCCGCATCTGTTGCCCGCGGCGTCATATTGCCAGTCGTACTGACAATTGCCTCGGTACGGCCGGTAGGCTGGGTATGAGCCACCACCGCAATTGTGTTTCGCGCAAACTGCCACGGCGGTGCCAATCGCAGCGATAGCCACTGTCGCGGCAATCGCCTGATTTTGCTTCTGAACCATGGCAGGGCACTCGTAATAGCTTATGCCCCTCCGGCCGAGCTCGAGCGCGATTTCTTGCCTGAATGAAGGATCGTAGGTTTCAAGAAACGTCCGACAGAGCGCAGCCTTGCTCACGGCCTTTGGGTTTTTCTGGAAGTCGGCCTGCGTCGTGGTGCAACTCGCCAACGCAAACGCAATCGATGCGGCTGTGAAGAGCCGCCCCGCCCACTGAAATCTCAAGATGTTTCCCCTTCGCCCCCTAAGCGACTGGTGGATGTAACAACTTATTGGCGATCAGAGTCAACAGGAAAACAAAAAGTCGAATTCCATGGAGAATGCCCATGCCTAGAACTGGTGGCGTCTATTCCCCTCCTGCGGGCACGAAAGGCGTGTCCAACACGACCATCCAGAGCGTGCCCTACAATGCGTTCGTCGATGACCTGACGGCGGATGCCAACTCAGCCCGCCCCGTCACGGCCGGCGGTACCGGCGCGACGAACGCAACTAGCGCGCGGACGAATCTCGGGGTGGCGATAGGCAGTGACGTGCAGGCTTACGACCCGGGCCTCGCCTCGATTGCCGGGCTGACGACCTCGGCCAATCAGATGATCTACACGACAGCGGCTGACGTCTACGCCACGACGGCGCTCACGCCCTTTGCGCGGACGATCCTCGATGACGTGGATGCTGCGGCGGTGCGCTCGACCATCGGCCTCGGTTCCTTGTCTACGGCCAATTCGGTCAATGATAGCAACTGGTCCGGCACTGACCTCGCCGTCGCCAACGGCGGCACAGGTGCTTCGGACGCCGTGACAGCGCGCTCGAACCTCGGAGCGCAGGCGGCTCTTGGGTTTACCCCTGTCCAGCAGGGTACTGGCACTCAACAGAGCACAAGCGCCGTCAAAATCGGATGGTCAAGCACGGGAGACTCAACTCTTCGGTTGACGGTCGATGCGTCTAATTTTGACTATCGTTGGCCGATCGGAATTCGTGGCTCGGCGACTAAATTGCGGGCTAACGGTAACATTGACGCCACTGAAATGATTTTCCATTGGAGCGGCCAAGGCGGCCAACCGAGCTGGCTTTGGGGCGGCAACGACGGCACAAACATGTACGTCTACAACCCGTCCAACTTCAGCGTGAATTATGCCGCGAGCGCCGGTAACGCTGACACGGTAGACGGCCTGCACGCTAGCGCCTTCTGGAAGTCGGCTGATGCTGGTGGCGCACCATCTTCTGGGTGGGTGAAATTTCCTAATGGCCTCATCCTTCAGATTGGCTCCAGCGTCGTCACGACCAACAGTAACGCGGGTGGAACTATCTTCTTCCCGACATCATTCCCCACCGCGGTCAATTCGGTCGTCGGCGTCATTGGTGACACCAACGTTCCGGCATCGACAATCAAAATAGTGACGCCGATCGCCGGTAACGGCTTCTCATTCATAAGCCCAGGTGCAGCGAGTCAGGCTGTCCGTGTCAACTGGTTCGCATGGGGGTCATGACCATGAAAATTTATGCATTGTTCGATGTCGCCGGCCGGGCCTCCGGCTTTTGGACAGACGACCTCTACCCGCCGATCGACCTGGATGGGGAAGTGTTCCCCAACCCGGCGATCCCTGCTGTCGCCGCAGAGATCAGCCCTGAAAACCACAGGCGTCTCATCGAATATCCTGATGCTTGGCGTTGGCAGAATGGGGCGCTCACAGCCTTTGAGCCGCCGCCACCGACGCCAGAGGAAGCGCGGGCGGTTATGCCACCGCTTACTGCGCGCCAGCTTCGCCTGGGTCTGCTCAACGCTGGCATCTCCCCGTCTCAGGTTACGGCTACGATCGACGGCATGGCTGCCGGTCCCGACAAGGATAAAGCCCAAGTCGAGTGGGAATACGCCACCATTTTCAACCGCACGCACCCGCTCGTCGGCACGGTAGGCGCCGCGCTTGCGCTGTCCGAACAGCAGATCGACGAGATGTGGACGGCTGCAATCGTTCTCTAAATGTGTTGAGCAACCGCTACCAGCATCTGAGCAGCCGGTAGATCACAAAACCAGCATAAGCAACGCTCCGCCAACGACCAGCAGAGCGGAAACCGTTGACGCTGAGATCATCAATAAATCGTGGTCGTAATGCTTTTTCTCTCGATCGGTGCGCTGCATTTGCCCCTCCGTACAGCGTCGAGCCGCAGTGTTAAGTTGCGAGCCTCCTAATATTAGCTTGTTCAGCCGCGCTACGCCACGCGCAAGGGCGACGCGGCTTGTGGACCTATGCGACTGGCGGGATGGCAAAGGTGACTGCCGGCGAGCGCGCGCAGCCGGACCTCGAAGAAGAGTTCATCGCGGAGTTGCCGACTTCCGAGTCGCCGTAGGAGCGCGCCGCCCATCTGGAAAAGCAAGCTCCCCGTTCCAATATCTAAAAATCTTCGCAGCGTTTCTTAAAAGTGGAGGATCAGATGGCTCTTCGCTTTTCGGACATGGGGATCGGCGACGACGAAATAGCAATGCTTCGCAGGGTGCATTTCTATGCATGCGGAGAAAACGATTTGGAGCCCGACAGCGACGGGGGCACCGAATTGGGAAGGATGCTCTTTCACTTGTATCAGCAGGGAGTTCGAACGGAACTGGCCTTGATGCAAATGCTGACCAACGGGAATCTTGCGACGGATGAGTGATCAACTAGGTCGGCCTAGCGCCACCGATTGCTGGTCTCACCCTCCAGCATTGCGACCGCATCGGCCTCAATGTCGCGGCAGAGCTTTTCATATTCCTCCAGCAGCTCCTCGCGGCGGGGGATTTCCTTGCGGAGGTCTTCGACGGTCAACGCGGCGACCTCGTAGGCTGTGCACAGACTTCTAAATGCCAGACTGTGGTTGCCGACCACGAGGTCGCGATGTTGGGGTAGGGCGAGCCGGAGGCGGGCTCGGCCTGCCTTCACTGTCTCTATTCCCGAGTTCAATATCGCGTCGAGCATATCGGACTCGTCCAAGGGACCTTCGCCTGCTTCTTTGTTGATCATAGGGTCCTTTATTCCCGAAAAAATCTGCGCGGCACAGTTTTAGCCCAACGATGTAGCGGCGCAATGGGCTGCCTGCGGACGTGTGCCTCATTCGCTCCTCAGTTCGAAGGTTTCACCAAGAAAGGAAATCAGATGGATAAAACCGTGCCTCCCGGCGCGGCGATCCTGCTCGACTTCATCCGAGAGACGGAAGTCGGCCGGAGCGACCGCGCGTCCTATGACGTGATCTACGCCAACAAGCAGGGGAAGCTGAAGCAGCCGCTCACGACGATGAACTACGGCGATATCGTCGATGAGCAACGGAAGTGGTCGAAAAACCACGGATCGAGCGCGGCCGGGGCGTATCAGTTCATGCGCGCCACACTGATCGGCCTCGCGAGGGAAATCCCGTCGATCAAGGGAACGGATATCTTCACCCCAGAACTTCAAGACCGCCTCGGCTATCACCTGCTGAAGCGCCGCGGCTACGAGGAGGTTGTGACCGGCAAGATTACACTTGTCGACTTCGCGCGCCGTCTGGCGATGGAATGGGCGTCGTTCCCTGTCTTGGCCGACTGCAAAGGGTCGCACCGCTTCATCAAGCGCGGGCAGAGCTTCTATGCCGGTGACGGACTCAACAAGGCGCTCGTGAAGCCGGAGAAAGTCGAGGCTGTGCTGACGCATGTTCTCGATGTTGCGCGCCGGCCGACCGATGCCCCAATGAAGCCGGCGCCAGTGCCGCCTAAGGCAGAACCGCAGAAGTCGAACGGGCGCGGGTTCGCCGCACTGATCGGCGCGGCCCTCCTAGGCCTCGGCGCGTGGCTCTCTTCCATCCCATGCTCGCTCTTCGGCGTCTTCTGTGGAGGCTGACATGCTCGCCATCTATATCCGCATTGCCCTTCGCTACGGCGCCGGCATACTTGTGGCCAAGGGGCTGCTTGCCCCGGAAGTTGGCGTTGACCTCTCGAATGATCCTGACGTGACAATGGCCCTACAGGTGGCGGCCGGCGTCATCGCTGGCGCCGTTTCAGAAGCCTGGTATTTCCTCGCCCGTCGCCTCGGATGGGCCAAGTGATTGTCAGCCTTTTCTATACCCTCTGGGGAGCCCGTCAGTACGCGATCGGTGGTGTCGGCGGCTTCCTGCTGTTCTCGGCCGTCAACGCTCTCCTATGGCTCCCTGGGGCCAGAGATGAGGGCCGGGCTATGGAACGTGCGGCCGCGCTCAAGCGGTCGATGGAAATCATCCAGCAAAGGAGCCGCACCAATGCGGAGATCCGTTCTCTCGATGATGCGGGCCTGTGCGCTGCTCTTGGTGGTCGCTGGGTGCTCGAAGACAAGCGGTGTGACTGAGGGCGCCGGTTTCGAAATCCTCACTCCGTCGCCGACAACACGACGGTTCATCATCGCAAATGACCAGCCATTTGCCCGACAGGTGGCGGCACATAATCGCACCTGCCACGCTCTGGCCGGCTGCGGAAAATAGCATCGCATACGAGGGGCAGGGCCTTGAGCAACTTAACCGAAGAGACAACCACCATGAAAGCGCCGACGTGGAAGTTTGAATGGAATCTGAATACCTTGGCGATCCTCGTCGGGTTTGGCAGCAGCCTTGTTGCCTGGGGTATGACATGGGAGCGGGTGGGTGCTAATCAGGGCGCGCACGCCAACGCGCTCGATCGGCTCGACAAGCGGTTGACCGGCGTCGAGGCGACCATTCGGCAGCTCGACAATCACGAGCTCAGGATCTCGTCGGTCGAGAAGCAGGCGGCGGAGGCGGCAACTTCGATGCGGGCCGTCGAGAACACGCTCAACAGTCTTGCGGCCGACATGCGCGTGACGAGGGAGATCCTGCAGAGGATTGAGGCCAGTCAGCGCGAGGGTAGACAGCTTCGGCGGTAAAAGTCAGGAAGCGGCTCAGTGTTGCAGATCTAGGAATCAAGTCGGCAGCATCGCGGTGTTCGGGGATGAAGCCCGAACAAGAACTATTCGGTGACCCTCTTTGATTACGGGAGCGCCTCCGGTCGCGTGGGCGAGCAGGAAAGCGATTGGCCGGCGTCGAAGGTGGCCACCAATTGCGAGTGGGACATATCCTATGCAATTGTGTTAACACATCCTATATAGACTGCAGAATCAAACGCTAGCGAACAGGAGGGCAATATGTACGATGCGCGACAGATAGCCAACTGGTTCGTTAATCGCGCTGCCCAAGATCGGCGTACGCTGTCGATCATGCAGTTGCTGAAGCTCGTCTATATTTCGCACGGGTGGCATCTCGAAATGCGGCGCTCCCCCCTGATCATGAACAAGATCGAAGCGTGGAAGTATGGCCCGGTCATTCCGGACGTGTACAACGCGTTCCGTCGACAGGGCGTCACGCCGACTGCGCCTGTGCCGGCGCTAGGTCCGCAAGTTGCCCCTCACGATGCTCATTTGCTCGAGCAAATATATTCGGGGTATGGCAAGCTCCCTGCGATGACACTGTCCGATCTCACGCACGAGCCTGGTGGCCCGTGGGACACCGCAATCAAGAATGGTGGACTGTTCTCGCCAATCACTGACGACCTGATCCTGCCGCACTATCAGCAGAAGAGAGCGCGGGCGTAGCGTCGCGGGCATGAACGTAAAGGTCGAGTCTCCCAAACCTCCTGTTGATAACATTCCTCCTGCGGAAGCGTCCGCTCTAGGCGAGCTAGAGCGGCGCATTGCTGATCTAGAACAGAACGCTGATTTAGCAGAGCTCAGCGCGGAAGCCAGACACCGAGATCTACTCATCAGCGAGATAAAGCAGCGTATCCGCATGCGATATGCCGCGTTCGGGATCTCGATTGTTGCCATGGCGTTTATGGGGTATGTGCTGGGTCATGGAGTGCACACGTACTTCTGGGGGCCATTCGTTCTCGTTCCGCAAGCCGTAGCAATCGCAATGTTTATAGGCCCAGTAGCGTCCATTACCACGATTACTATTATGCTGCTGATCGGGGCGTTCAGGCGCTTCAAAGACGACGACGTTGATCACGTCAACGTACCGTCTCTCGCGGCCGAAGCAGCAAAGACGGGGTTTGGCGGTTCCTAGTCGGCGCTCCCGCCACTCGCTCAATTAACGCCGGCCGAAAAAGCCTTTTCCCTTATCAAAAGACAAAATCGAGCGCGGCTATTGCTGCGGTGTCGCACTATCTTGGCCGCTGACCTGGGAGGCGCGGGGCGGCGGCTTTCAGGTGGTCGAGAAGCAGCGCCTACTCTTCTAAGCTATCCGCGAGGCGGTTCGCGCCCTTCCTGTTCACTTCGAATTCGGCGCCGTTGGGGCCGAACTTCGCAGTCGCAGACGATCGAAGTAGCGTTGCAAGCGCCGGTTCTTCACCCTTGGGCCGCCCATTCCGGGCGGAGTCAAACAGGTGCCTTGTCACGCCATCGATAAGGGCGTCTGGGATCGCAGCCTCGTTGTTCGCTTTCGCTTCCATGATGGTCTCGACCGCCCAACTTGCTCGGCTTAGGTCAATTGAGTATCGCTCCAATTCCCGACGGGCCCGGACGTCGTCATGGTAAATCGTCTTAAGCCACGAGATGGCGTAAACAAGGAAACCGACGGACGCGAAGGCAGCAAGCGTACCGCGTAGCAACAGAAAAAGCGCCACCGGACGGTCCATAAGAGCCCCCGCCGTTGTAGCCGCGCCAACAAACGTGGCGAATTCAGTTAGGCTGAAGTAAGCGAGCCAGGCGAGCCCGCAAGAACCTAAGATGGTCAGCAGGAAGATTCCCCAACTGATCATCGATGTGCGGCGGGGAAGCATCGCTTTTTCCAAACGGCCCTGTATTTTGTCAGTAATCTCTTTTCCCAGCGTGCGGCGAGCATGCATGTGGGCCCGGTTATTAAGGTCTTCTTCGCGTCTCCTAAGGTCGCGCGACCTGTCCTGATACTCCTGCTCTAGCTCCGCTTTGCGCTGCGTGATCCCTTCCTCGAGCAGTCGTTCCCTCTCCGATAATTCGCCCAGTCTTTTTGCGTGCAGCTCATCCAGTTCTAGAAGTCGCTTGTGCCCGGTCTGCGTAAGTTCCGTAAACAGGTCATTGAGACGTGCATACTGGGCGCCGAGAAGGTCGCGGGCCTCATCGCTCGTAGTGGCGTCTGGGATAACTAAGTGCTTCTGGACCAGAGTCAGGCATTCGACAATGGCTTCGGGGGAGGGGGCAGGATTTCGTTGGGCCTCTACGGCGACCTCGTCATAGAAAGGGGAAGCTGTTCGACCCTGGTCTATGTTTTGTTCTTGACCGCCAACACCTCTTCTAAATCGGAGTACCAGCGTATTATCTGCGGAGGTTATGTCGACTGCATCAATCAGAAAGGCCGACGGCTTATCGAACAACGCCTTCGCGTGATCGGTTTCGTAGGGAATGTTCCTGCTGGCGATTTTCAATTGGCCGCCGGATCTCCCGTGTTGCCGGCTGAATTCTTCCGCCAGCTTCAGCACTCGCTTGTCGTTCAGACGCCCCGTCCGTAGAATCTGCATTACATGCCCCTTGAACAATTTCTGAGGGCATAGGAAGCACTTTTCGCGGCCAGGTACAACAGCCCTCGGCAGGCGCCGTCAGCACGACGGTTGGTGCTTCGCCGGTTCGGCGCGCCTGACACGGCAACTCGAACTTGCCGCGCCAAATACCGGCGCCACGGGACCTCGCAAAACCTTCAGCGCCTGCGTACTCGCCCTTGCTGTACTTTTCCCAGTCCACCGCATTGCCGCTCGCGACCAGCCAGCGGTTGACCTCACGGCCGTCGGCGCGAAAGCATACGCCCACGAAGCGCCCGTACCTGTCGCGTTCGACGAATCGGCAGCGCGTAGGGCGGGAGGCAGCTAGGAATCGATCGAGCGCCGCGGCAGCCTCATTGTCGCACCTGTAGTCATTCTCTGCCGCGTCCCGGCAATCTTGCCAGCTCTCTGGCGCGTCGACGCCGTGCAGGCGGATGCGCTCAGCCCCCTAGCAGGACATGCTGCTCACTCCGCTATGGCAGTTACTTCTGTTCGAACTCTCCGTAGACCTGCATCGGTCACGGCAACCAAACTGGTCGGAACTCGAACTACAACCGCTTTCGCAACTAGAAAAGGCTGAGCTCACATTGCTTAAACAGCGAGCCAGTGTATCAGCCTTGTCGCGCTCGCACTGCCGTTTTCTTTCCTCTTCCGCTCGCCGTCGCTGATCGTCGCTCTGGGCCAACTGCACAGAGTCCCCCGCCCCGAACGCGTCTACGCAGCTCAACTGAATTAATCCAAGTGCCAACTGAAGTTGAAGCAAGAACACGAGGACGATTTTCATTTTACTCCCCCTCGTTCAGAAAATCAGTTGTTTTACATTTGGTGCGTTGGTCTAGGAGCTCAGCCAGTTGTGCGGAGACCTAGGTTTGAGATGCGTCAGGACCGGTAGAGTGTTGCGGCCACACGTCTACCCACTTCAGCGCCAGCACGATCGCCATCGAATCCGTCGAAGTCCCAATGGACCCCGATCCAGACACGGCTCTGCAGGTTTGCCTCCCGGAGCTTACCCGTCGTGACGAAGTCTACTCCTATCGTTGGCCGCGGCCGCGTCGTAAAGGGATCAATGGTAAGGGCGTCGAGCTCCTCCGAAGAGAGTGCGATCGGAGATCCGTCGGACTGAAGCCGGTCCCTTCTCAACCAAACCTCCAGAACTGCAAAGCACGCGCCGCCGAACGCCGCATGACCGGAGGGATAAGCAGGAAAGTTCGGCGTGAATTTCTGCTGATCGATCGTTCGGCCGATTACGGCCTGCGCATCGACGTTAGTGATCGCGGCGGCTCCTGGGTTAGGCCGCCTTGACCGCGGTGAGCCGAGGGGTGTCCAGCTAGGATCACGAAATTCGGCCGGCGCCAGCGTGCGAAGCCAAACGATTGGACGAGCAATGGCGTGCTCATACTTGCCTTGCCAAGCGACGATGCTTGCATCCGCCATGGCAATGGAACAGAGCGCCAAAAGACGCGCCCACTCTGCAGCGTCGAGCGGATCGCGCTGCGCATCGATTACTTGCGAAACTAGTTGAAGGTAGAGGCGTGGCGGGGTGCCCAGTCCGGCTGCCCCGTCATACGCCCAGAATGTGCCAACCGTCAGCTGGTCGGCTTGCGGACCATTTCTTCCGACATCAGGCGGCAACGCCCCTCGCGCGCTCACATCACGTGCGGAGGCTTCGAAGGTTGCCGAGTTAGGAGGGCGGAGGGTATTCCAGATTGACTGTAGCTCTCTGATGTGCACGCCAAGCGGTGCAATTGGAGCTTGCAGCTCTGCGGGGACGTTCTGAACGCTCGCCGTCTGACCCGCCCACGCCTGCCCGTAGTAGCCCTGATCACGGTTCAATGGATCCGGCCGATGTTGGCCCAGTAACTCCTGATAGAAGGGCTGGGCCGGGTTCACGCGTTCTCTCACCTTGCCTTGTGCCCAGATGGCAACGAGTTGCTGGGTAAGATCGATTCCGGACTGCCAATCGGCTCCACCGTTCGGAAAGCGAATGCGGGCATTGTCCAGCGTCGCCACGTGCTCCGGCTCCGTGAAGAGACTGGACAGAAACCCATAAGCGGCACCGCCGACGAAGCGGTCGATTTGTGTTGGCGCCGTACGTGGCCCGTTGAGCATCAAGGCTGGCCGGAAAGTACCAAGTGCATGCGCGCAGGCATCCGCGATCGCTGCGTGAGCGAGTGCTATCGCATAAGTCGATGCGCAGGGCCCCGGCGCTTTTGCTTTGTCTGGCGGAAGGGAGTGGTCGACGGCATTCAGTTCAAGCGTAACATCACTCCACCCGCGCACGATGGCGGGATCTAGCGTTGTTCCATTCATTGCTCCGCCCTCCCAGCGCACAATCTGTGGCCAGTGTGAGTTGTTTTTATTGTTGTCTGCGCGAAGACCCTAGCCTAGTAAGCGACAGCTCAGAGTCAAGACGGGCAAAGCCTTACAACTACTTCGCGTACGTTGAGAGGCATCCAAGGCAATCTCGTCTGCGTCTTGGAGTTGCCTGGCGTCCGGCTCCGACTCTCGGCGCGCCTCTTCAAGACATGCCTCCACGTCATGCACTGGGCGATTCAATCTTCTGCGTGGCGATTCGTTCCGAATGTCTTCGGTGGAACAGACTGAGTCCGCGGCGGGAGACGATGCAAAGGTCTATCACCATCCCCGTCAGGTCGGAGGTAACACGCGAAATAATAGAGTCAGGCGGTCATCTATCCCCGAAGAGCGGTGCCACTCCCTATTTGAAATCACCTCGAAAGTGAGTTCCAGCTTCTCACCGACAAGTGCGTTGTCGATCCGCACGACCGCTTCGGCTCCAACGTTTTTGTCGTACCCAAAAAGATGCCAAGAAACTTCATATCCGCTGGGGTCAAATGTCTGATCCACCTCGATCTCGGCGATGAGAGTGTCGCCCGGATATAAGTCTCCTCTTCCTTGGCGTCGCCAATCGATGTTGCGCGTTGATATGTCTGTAGGAACACCCTCAAGTGTACTTTCGTTGCCAAGGCTGTCGACGTATCTGACGAACATTGGAACGTTATATTGTCGAGCCATGTTCTGCTCCCCAAAAAAAGTCTTAATGGCGTCTGAAAGGTCGTTCGTGTAACAAATGGCCTGCTCAAGTTGCCGAATGCTACACGACCTGCCGTGCTGAAGATCATTTCTGATCGCGATGAGGCGATTCAGGTATAACCCGCAGTGCTCCAGACCCAGTGGATAGGCACTCTGCAGTGGCACTTTGAAGTGCTGGTTCCACCGATCAACGTGGCAAATAATTCTCTTCGCTTGATCGAAAGTTGTAGCGTCGACTTCGCGGACGTACTTTGCTGGATCGGACGCTATTTTCACCTTGAGCTTGTTGATTTCAGCAGTCTTGAGAATGCCGACGGTTGTCAAATATCTGGCGCCATGTGCGGCTTGCAATTGAAGGTGGATCAACTTTCGGAGCCAGCTCTCCGCCGCATCTAAATATCGACGCGCAACATTTGTCCGAGCAGCGCCGTCGAGGTTGTTTGCCCCAATCATATCCATAGTGATTCCCCTTAGCCGTTGGGAGCTACGTTCCTTTTCAGAGAGCGATGTCAATCTGTGGGTGGGCGCCCCTTGCGGAACGTCCTTCTCCATATGGCAGGCATGCCAATCTGCTCATGAATCGTGTCGATGAACCCATCTGAAGCCATCCGGCCACTGGGGCTCGGGTTTCCCCGGCCTCATTCGCAGCTCTGACCAGTTCGGCAATGAACTGGGTGGTGAGGCTCATGTGCCCGTCTTCTCACCGCTCGTGGGGAGCGAGTCCATCCATCGATCTATCTCCGACTCTCGCCATCGGACGCAAGCCTCGCTAAGTTGTTTCGGCTTCGGGAACGTGCCGTCCTTCATGCGACGGTAGATCGTCGAGCTCCCGAGGGAGGTGCGCGCCATGACTTCCTTCAGTCTCAGGAATCTATCAACGTCGACACCCTCAAGAATAGATCCTCTTGCCGCGGTCAGAGGCGTTTCATCGGTTTCTCGCCGCCCCTGTGAACTGATCACAGGCATCTTCCTTATCCGCGATGTCTCTAAAGACATGGGTACTGTGCACGGAGAGCCTTGGCCCAACGGCCTTGAGATTGCTTCAGCTTCGATCGCTCGATCGAGATCATCGCGGTACCAGAACTTACGCTTTGCACTCTCGACAATCCGCGGCTGTGGATAGGTGGTTCCGACGCGACCAAGAAAATCTTCGACGTACTTTTCGCCGCAGTAGCCCGCGGCCATTTCCGCCATCATCCGCGGCGGCCAACTACCCGGCGGCACGACGGCTGCGCGGCACTTCCTATCCGATGTATCCATCAAAGCACCGGATATTTCGATCGGTGCATGTCCAAGTCGCGCATAGCCTTTTGGCCTGCTTTCGTCAGCCATAATTCAGTCGGGTTGCCCTGCCGATCTGTCTCGGCGCTTACTTCAATATACCCGCGGCCCGCCAGCTTCTGCTGCGTATGGCGCCCGAAGTTTTTAAGCGTGTACCAATCGATAGGTATATCGGCGCCCACGGCGGCGAGGTGCTCCATCGCGCGCTCCTCGCGATGATCGAATCGCGGCTGAATGGGGCCCGGCGGTCTTTCGTGGAAAGGTATGTCCAATGGATTACGCTTGGAAGAGGTCAACTCTGTGTTATTGCGGTTCTTCCATCCCTCAAACGTATTGGCGCCTGCGAAATGGGTTTGCTCTTTGACAATCTGCGGGTCATCCCGATTGGGCGCGATTCTGAGGATCATCCCCTCTATCTCCACTTCAATCCGCACGCCGTACTCTTTGGCCACGGCCGCCAAACGTTTCAGGTCGGACTGTTTGATAAGGGCTTTGGCTGTCATTTCCGCAGCGGTCTCTTTGGCTTGCTCGATCTCTTGGCGTTCTTGGGCGGAGCGGTTTTCGGTGACTTCACGCTTTTTTGCATTGCCTGTAGCTCCTCCTCCCTTTCCCGTTCATCGACCTCATTCCAAAATGCTGTATCGGCGTTCCATGCATCGTAAACCGTCAGGTGCTGCTGGGCGGCCTCGATCCGCCGCGTGATGATCGCCCACCCATGTGTGGCTCCAACGGCGATAAAGTGTCGGCGTTGGACAGAGTAGAAGCGGGAGCCTTCCGCAAAGTGGTCACAGCACAACGTGTCGCCGACGTTCGGGCAGACGCCACCATAGTAACTGATCGGCAGAATTGAGAGCGGCTCCAGCCTTCCGTCTTGCCGAAGCTCATAGGTACGGATCTCAACGTCCATCCCGGAAATGCCTCCCGTAAGTTAGTCGTCCCAAAAATTCTTTTTCGCAGGAGGGTCCCCCTCCGGATCAAACAGATTGTCAGGCTCCGGGAAAAGGTTCTCTGCCTCCAATGCAGCCTGAATAGCCTCAACTGTTGTTTTGGCTTCCAGTTCGGCCAGGCGCTCCCTAGCCCACGCGATCATCCTCCCGTACTCTGCCGGAAATTTCTCGGAGCGAGGGATGGCGTCAATTGTTGTTTTGAGGTCGACAGCTTTGCGGCGTGCCGCCGCAATTTCCTCTAGGTACACCGATCTGTTGTCCTCGCGCTGAGCGCGCAAGTGAGCCAGCTCGCGACGTCGCCGCATCGCTTGTCTAGCCCGTTCTTTCTCCTGCGCTACACGCCTTTCTTCTGCCTCCGCGACGATGATGGTGCGCATGCCTGCCACAAAGGCTTCCAGGCAGCTTTCAACTGTCTGTGATCTTCCGTCTGACCACGATTTCCTCAGCCCGTTTGCATAACCATCATAGCCGATGGTCAGTTTGCCCGTGTAAATGATGTCGAACTCCGGCCACGGCTCCAGTCTCTCGAATGACCACAGTCCTCGAGCATGATCTTTGTCCCGTTTAGCCTTTCGCCGCTGATATTCCGCCAGTTCACTTTCGCTCGGGATGTGCTTTGGGCGTTTTCTTTCCTCAGCCAAAGTAATTCGCACCGACCCCTCCGACGTGGAGAGGTGTAGGCCGTGTTCATTCGCCATCAACTTTGAGCCGTCGGCTTCGACGGCGCCCGCGAGGTAGTGAAGGATACCGATAGCGCGCTCCCGAGTTCTTTCGTGAACGAACACGCCTTTGGCTGAAACCACGCCCTCTCCGTCTGGCTTCGCCTTGCGCAATTGCTTCACGATCGAGGTGACGGACTTGTGGGGGACCTGGATCGGTTGGTTGATCATAAGCGGCTCGCGAGCTGGAGCACTCGCCTCCGCCGTCGGGAGTTGCCGCTTGCGCTCCTCGGCTCGACGTTTCCTTTCCGCTTTTGCCGCCGCCAATGCTGCCACAACGCTATCGCTGAGGTGAGCTTTCGATGATCCGATATGCACCGTATGAAGAGCTTTGTTCTCAACGCTCCGGAGCGGGGTTTTCTTGGCTGGTTGGCCAGCCTCCACTTTTGCCCAGTAGCCTCGCGGAGGTGTGGGGACGAGGTGTTTGGCGCAGATTTTAGCGAAGCCGCGATCCGAAAGGCCAAACTCCTCAGCAAGTTTCAAGATTGGTGTAGACCAGACAAGGTCGTGAAGCTCTTCACGGGTAAGCGTACGCTTCAATTCTTCCATACCGACCTCTACCCTTCTGTGAAGGCGCAAAGCTGCAAGCGCCGCACAGAAGAGTCAATCGGCCGTCCTCTTTGATAAGCCGAGTGCGTCGTTGTTCGCCGACAACTGCTTTGGTTTTTTGATGAAATTGTTTATCGCCCGGACCAGGGCGATTTGCCATGTTCCAAGGTCGATCAACTCGGGGTTATCGAGTCGGTGATAGAGACCAGAACGGGCCTCCGCTACCATTAGAACAGACGACAATTCCGGACTGACCAAACCGGACAAATATCCCTTGATTTCGATGCGATAAGGCTCGCCGGCTTTTCTCGGTTCGACGATCACGCCGGCAATCATTTCGCGGAAGGCTTGCGCCAGTTCCACGGGAGGGGTTTCGCCGCGCTTGGAGATGGTCTCGGCCAGGCGCTCGATATTCTCCTTGAATGCCCTTACCGCCCTGGGCTGGATCTCGATCACGTTGCTCACAGGCTCGACTTCTTCGAGCTCGCGTTGGAAGCGGTCGCGATCGGCGCGTAGTCCGGGCAGGATGGCGGCTGCGTCGTCATCCTCGATCAGGCCTTTGGCCAGGCGCTCGACGATGCGGGTGATTGCCGTCTTCGTCTCCTCGATCTGGCGCTCGAGCGTCGCCCTGTTGCGGCGCTTCTCGGCCGCTTCGCGCCGGCGCTCCGCCTCGTATTCCTTCACATAGATGTCGATGATGCGCGTGTCGGCGAATTGCGCCCGCAGCGTATCGATCACCTGCTGCTCGATCTTTTCGACGTAGTACCGGGCGCCGTTGGTGCAGCTTCCCGATTCCTTATGCGTGCTGCAGATGATGCGTGGTCCACTGCGGTCCGAGCCGTTGATCGCCATACCGCCACCGCAGGCGCCGCAGCGCAGAAGGCCGGAGAGGAGGCGCTTGTATTTCGGCGTTGATCGTGAATGCGAGCCGCCACGCGAGGCCTTACGCTGCTGGACGGCTTCAAAAACCGCGTCATCGATGATTCGCAGGTGCGGTGCCTCGATCTCCTCGTGCTCTGTTTCCGGATTGATGCGTGAGATTCTCCGCCCGGTCGACGGGTCCTTCACCATGTGCACCCGGTTCCAGATCAGCTTGCCGGCGTACATCGAATTAACGAGCAGCCCGTTTCCGCGCTGGCCGTTGCCGTTGAGCGTCGATGCATTCCAGCGCTTGCCTCTCGGCGCCGGCACGTTCTCATCATTCAAGGCGGCGGCGATCGCGCGCGGGGCGATGCCGCTGGCATAGAGGCTGAAGATCCGGCGCACGATTGCGGCCTCTTCCTCGACGATCTCAAGTTCGCCCTTGCGGCCCGGAACCGGTCGGTAGCCATAGGCCTTGCCGCCGGCGTTGCGGCCGGAGCGAACCACGCCGACCATGCCGCGCTTGACCTTCTTGGCGCCTTCCTCGCGCTGCATCTGGCCGACGACGCCGTACATGCCGATCTGGACGGTATCCATGGCGCCGCCGTTGACGCAGTTCATTTCGATGCGGCGGAAGCGGAGCGTCTTGTGGATATGGGCGAGATCTGCGATGTCGCGGGAAATGCGGTCGGGGTGCTCGGCCACGAGAACGTCGAAGGCATCGCTATCGGCCTTCTGCATCAGCTTTGCCAAACCCGGGCGTCCGAACATGGATGCGCCGGACTTGGCGCGATCGGAGAATTCGCCGACAACATTAAGGCCCAGCCTCTCGGCGTGGGCCTTGCAAAGTCTGATCTGGTCTTCGACGGATTGGTCGTTCTGCAGGTCCGTCGAGTACCTGGCGTAGATAACGGCGCGCTTCATCGCTTTCTCTTCGGTCGTTCTTCCCCGTGGTTGTTCTCATTTGCTGGTTTTGGCCCCTGCGCGTCAAGCCTCGCCTGGTGGCGGGCAAGCGCCTTGACGAAGGCGACCAGTTGCGGATCGAGTTCGGGCAGGTCCTGCGGGTGCGGTGCGATCGACATCAAAACACCTCCTCGCATTCCAGCGCCGGCCCGCCGTTGTGGCCGATCACGCCGCGCTTCGCCTGTTCTCGGCGCTTGGCGTTTTCCTTGCGGGTGACCATCTCGACGTGCCCCTTTTCCGGCCGTACGCAACGGCGGTTGCGGCAGTAGTGGTCGAGCTCTTTCTTGCCGGGGATATAGCCGTGCTCATTGGTCCACATGGCGATATGGACGGCGACAGTCTGACCGTCGAGCGACATGCGCGGATAGCCCTTGCCGCGGCCGTTCTTGCCGGAGTCGGGGCCGGTCCATTCATAGCAGCCCGTCACCGGATTGATTTCGACGCGCGCCATGATCTTTGCGCGGATGCGGTCGCGGCGGCTGCTCATCCTCGGCGCCTCCAGGCATCGAAATGGGTGCGCAGCTCCTGCCAGCGGGCGGCTGCGGCGAAGTCGTCGTTAAGGTCGGCGCGCGAGCGGATATTGACGATCGAGCGGACCTTCGTGGCGACGCGATCGTCGGAAAGGGGCTTTGCCAGGCCGCGGCATTCCTCGATCTTCTCGCCATGGCGCAGCCACGCTACCGGCTCCGCATTCGTTTCGGGCGCGGGGGCGTGGGAATTGACGGCGTCATTCACGCCCGCGCCTCCAGGGCCTTGACGTGCATGGTGATGCGCGGGACGGAAATCGGGCGGATGTCATAGCCGCCGGTCTCGCGCGAGGCGCGGGTGAAGACGACGGTGCGGCGGGCATCCTCATGAATGCCGCGATGCTCGGCGGCGCTCCAGCCCCAGCGGCGCTCGGCGACATAGTCGCGCATGACATATTCGGCGACGCCGAAGGCCTGCGCCAGACGCGGGATCGTCATGCCGGAGAGATAGCCGGCGCGCACGGCCGGCTCTTTAAGAAGGGCCGTCGACGTGGAGAGGCCGGCGGGCGGGACGGATTTGCGGACGTGAAGTTTGACCGTCATTTCGGTTTCCTTGAGTCAGCGGCGGGAAGGGGTGAGGAAGAGATCGAACCACAGCTCCTGCAGGCGCTCGCGATCGACGCCGTGCGTGATGGCGACTTCGAGAAAGGTGCGGTCCGGAGTGGCGTAGCAGTCGAGCAGCGCGGAGCGCTCCGCGACGGTCAGGTCGTGGCCGCGAAGTGCGGCGATCGGCACGGCGCTGGAGCGCTCGCGGCGCGTGGCGGCATCGTGGCCGACGGGGAAGGGGACGGGCTGAGGCATCACACGCGCGCCTCAGAAGCGAACTGCCACTCTTTGCGGAAGGCCGTGGTGCCGGCGAGCGCTGCGGACATGATGAGTGCGATCGAAAGCGCGAGGATGGCGCAGGCGAGAAAGAGGCGATCGGGTCGGGCATCGAGCCGCGCCTTGTTGTATCCGGTAAAACGCTCATTCATGGCCAGAGGCTCCAGAGCAGGATCAGGTGAAGGGGAAGAGTGAAGCGGCGCCGGCGAGCGCGCCGCGCGTGAACCACAGGGGCACGGGTTCCACGGCGGCGCGCCCTCGTCGCCATGGCGGTTACGCCGCTTTCGCCATGGCGGCGGCGAGCTCGGTTGCTCTCCGGCCGAAGAGCTTGATCTGCCGATCACTGAAGCCTTCACGGATCAGGTCTTCATCCGTGCATCCGTCGCCGATCGAGCGCATCGCCTCGGCCATTCGGTTGATGGTGTTTCTGGTGTTGATACCGCCGTTCGGTTGCATCGTTCGTCTCCGGGTTCGAGGGAAGGAATGAAGGAATAATCTGGAAAATAAATCCAGTTGCATTGGCCGTCAATCTGGTGATTGGATTTGTTTTCCATCTCAGGGGAATCGACTCGACTTCGACGCGTGTATCTGAATTATGAGAACCAAAGGAGAACAAACATGACCGTTGCGCTTCGCCGAACGCCGAGACTGTTCACGTTGCATATCCGCTGCGACAACTGCATGAGGGAGTCCGCGCAGTCAGTCGAAGTGCCTCCAGTCGATGACGCGCCGTGCGACGTCGATGAGTTAGTCGAGAGCGGATTTATCAGCACGCTGCGTTTCAATTGCGTCTGTTCCGGCTTGGTCGGACAGATTATCGGGGTTAGCCAGGAGAGGAGCTATGGACTGTAGGGACGTTACAGAGTTCATCGTCGTTCCGCCTGAGGCGCAGCGCGCCAAAATCTGGGACGCGAGAGAGCGCTTCTCCGAGTATTTGCGGCGACAGTTTCCCGGTTACGGCTTTCGAGTGGCTCGGCTCGCGCCTGTGGATACCGGCGACGGATACGGCGTTTACCCGGTGATGAACTTCATAGGCCCGGATAACCAGTCGTTCATGTGCAATGAACCGCCAGGATGGCTGATCGGTGAGATCCGTAGGGCGTGCTACGCCTTCGACTTACTGAAGAGTTTCGCTGCCTAGAAGGGCAGGTCATTCTGAACTCGACGGACGAGCCCGATCACCTCGACCCTCGTGCCATCATCCGCAAAGGCATCTCTCTCGACAATGATAGGCTTATGCCGGGGATTTGTAGAGCGCGGGTGAAACTCTGTGCGCCCCTGATAGATCTCGACCTGCTTTACTGACCACTCCCGTGTGTGTCCGCCGTCTCGGGTGCGCTCGACAACAACGACCATACCATCGCGCAAAACGGCTTCGTGCGCCACATCCTCATAAGCAACGCAAATGAGGCGATCGCCATCAAGGATCGGCCGAGGCTTCAGGTCGTTCATCGAATCGCCAGCGACATCGAAGACGAGTATCCGGGCGTTGGGAAAGCGCTCGTCTGGTGGAACGGAGATCATTTCTCGTTCTGACTGATCGAATGCATCGACCTCCCTGAAGGTGCCGGCTTCAACTCTGCCGACGATTGCTGCCCCGACCATCCGGCCGGGAATTGGCAGGAGATCGCCCCCTTCGACTTCAATACCGTCGCGCAGCCACAGGAGAGGGCGCTTGATCGTACGCGCCAAGGTCTCAAGAACGTCGCCCCGCGGCTGCTCGATGTCTCCTCGCAGATACTTGTTGATGTTGTCGTACGGGATGCCGGAACGGCGCGCCAGCTCGGCCTTGTTCCAGCCAAGTTCCTTCCGGCGCTCATCTAATCTTTTCCACCAGGTCATGATCGCATCATACTTTCGGAAATATTTTCCGGTCTGGAATTCAGTTGCCTTGAAGATGGATTTAAAATCCAGTATTGGTGCGTGCATGAGCACAATCACGATCAAGCAAATCATTAAGGACGCAGGCGGCCCTGACGCCATTTCGCAGGCCAGTTCCAAGGCGGGCGGCGATATCTCCAAGGACGCCGTCTACAAGTGGAGCAAGACTGGCATCCCTGATCGCCACTGGCCCGTGATCATCGCTCTTACGTCCTATCGCCCGGAAGAGCTCTACTCCGCGAACTGCGCGGCGAGGGGGCTTCCTGTTGAAATGCCGCTTGCTGTAGAGGCGGCGGAATGATGTTCCCCGAGCAAGGCACCGGTCTCCTCCTCCCAATCGGCGACCTTGCCACCTGGCAGGAACGCGCCAGACCTCGGCGCGTCCCTGCCTTTTCTTCTCCGTCTGCGTACCCATGCGGTCCCCCGTGATCTGATGGGCTGAACCCTACGCGCGGGGCGCTCGCGCTTCACTGAATCCTTTGGCGGTTTTCTTTCCTTGATCTCCACGGCTTTTCCGGGGGTGTTTTCGTGCGCTTTGATGAATCTCTGATCTCCCTAAAGGGTGCGACCGAAGCGAGCTTCAAGCTTGGCGGCGGCCTGACTTCATTCGCGATGCTTGGCGGCGCGCGCGTCGGTGTCTCGACGCTTTCGAAATATGCCTCCGTCAGCGAGGAGTTCCGCGACAACGTCATCCCCGTCGACATCGCCGTCGAGGCGGACAAGCGGGCCGGATCTCCGATCATCATAGGGGAGGCGGCGCGGCAGCTCGGCTATGGGCTCTCGCCGCTCGCCGGTCACGTGGAAGGCAAGCCGCTCACCGAAGCCGCGGCGCTGAAGGTGCTGCATGAGGCCAACGACGTTTCCCGCGCCATCGTCGCGGCGATCGCCGACGGCAAGGTCGACGCGCTCGATCGAAAGAAGATCGCCCAAGAGACCCGCGAGGCAATCCGCGCGCTGCAGGAAGTGCTCGCCGGGCTGGAGGATGCGCCGTGACGACGCTTTCCCGGCAGGTCCTCGTCGTGCGGGTGCTGATGCTCTGGTTTCAGGAGCGCCGCGACACGCACTCGATCGCCGCTGAAGTCGGCATCGACGAAAACGAGGTCTGCAAGATCATCGAACAATCGGAAGGAAGAACGCCGTGAGCGAGCAGCTTCCTAAGCAGCTTGGACCGAAGGCACACCTGATCATCGACACGGTGTTGCAAGCAGGCTTCTATCGTGCCGAAAAACCATCCGATGTCGCCGCCTGTCGCAACCTGAACGGCCGCGGGCTTATCACGCGCGACAAGAAGGACGGCTCGGTCTGGTATCCCACCGAGCGGCTCTGCGAACTTTCCGGCAGGACGCCGCCAAAGATCGGGCAGGGAGGCGAGGGCGGACCCGGCGCGCCGGAAACGGGCGTCATTCGCCTCCCTGTGCCGTCCGACGAGATGGAAGCCTCGCGGACGGCGGACTTGCCACCGCTCACGCGCCTGCCGCACCATCCGCTTGCGGCGCTCTTCCCCATGCTGCCCGACGACGAGCTGCGCCGCCTAGCGGACGATATCGAGGCGAATGGTCAGCAGGAGCCGGTATGGCTGCTCGACGGCAAGATCCTCGACGGGCGCAACCGCGAGGCGGCTTGCCACCTCGTCGGCATCGACGCCTGGACGAAGGAATACGAGGGCAAGGACCCGCTCGGCTTCGTGCTCTCGCTCAACCTGCATCGCCGGCACCTGACGGAAAGCCAACGCGCCATGGTGGCAGCGCGGATCGTCGACTGGGAGCGCGGCATCAACCAGAACACGGCCGGGGCTGCAAATTTGCAGACCCGCGAGGCGGCGCGACGACTGTCGATCTCCGAGCGAGCCGTCGCGGCGGCAAAGCGGGTGCGCGATCGCGGCATCGACGAGCTTTCCGAGGCGATCCGCGACGGCCGGATCTCTGTTCATACCGGAGAGGCACTAAGCCATCTGGAATGCGAGGCGCAGGAAGAGGCGCTGCGGCTCGAGGAAAAGCAGATCATCCAGCGCGCCAAGGAAATCCGACAGAAGCGGCAGGAGATACGCCATGCCGTGCGGCTGACGCATATGGCGCACGTCGCCGACGCCGGTTCGGCCACGGCCGGCACGGTCGCCCAGCAATTCCCGGTCATCTATGCCGATCCGCCGTGGCAATTCGGCGTGCGTTCGGAGGTGACCGGGCGCGAGAAGAGCGCCGAGAACCACTATCCGACCATGCCGACGGATGCGATTTGCGCGCTCTTCGACGAGATCGGCGCGCCGGCCAAGGCCGATTCCGTCCTCTTCCTCTGGGCGACGAACCCTATGCTGCCGGACGCTTTCCGCGTCATGGCCGCCTGGGGCTTCACCTATGTGCACCATTGGATCTGGGACAAGGAAGTCGCGGGCACCGGCTATTGGGGCCGCGACCGGCACGAGCTGCTGCTTGTCGGCAAGCGCGGGAATCCGGTTTCGCCGCTGCCCGGCTCGCAGCCGGAGACGGTCTATCGCGAGCGGAAGGGGCGGCACAGCGCCAAGCCAGACTACTTCGCCGAGCAGATCGAGCGGCTCTACCCCGCCATGCCGCGACTGGAAATGTTCTGCCGCAGCCCGCGCCCGGGCTGGACGGCATGGGGGTTTGAGGCCAGCGCGGAAGCGGAGGCGGCGGAATGACGTCAGCGCAGTTTCTTGATGTTCGCCTCCTCGATCGCAGCAACGAATGCATCGCGGGCATGCTCCCATGGATAGATGCCAAACATCGCATCCGTGCATTCATTGAGGGCGGCTTGGAAAGCGGCGCCCTGTTCGACGGGCCAACATTCACTCAGCAACCGCGCCGCCTGGGCCGGCGTCCAGACGATCTCAACACGGTCGCCCAACTGGACGATGACGCAGTCTCCCCAAGTATTGGTCATGGGATCAACTCTGCGTTCCATGCCCACCTAACCTTACCCGCCACTATTGGTTCCTGCCCCGCGGCCGATGGCAGCCATTCATTTGCATCGGAGGCGGCATGACGACGCTGCTTCCCATCATCGAAGAGCTTGCTGATGCGCCGGATCATGCGACGCGGGCGCGGTGGCTGCTCGCCGCGCCGCTCGCGGTGATCATCCGCGACCAGGTGACAATCCGCCGGCTGCTATCCGCAGCCCGTTTTCACGAAGGCCTTGCCTACCTCGAAGCCGAGATCGCGGCTCTCTCCGCGACGCGGCTCAAGGACGGGCTTGCGCCGATCACCATCCGCTCGACGCGGGAATACGCCCGCATCGGAATTCAGGTCATTGCGCGCGGGGGCGAAGAGGGGAGCGGGAATGTTCCGAACTGATCTTTTCAGCGAGACCGGCGCCGATGTGCTTGCGGGTTCCTGGCTATGCGTCAACGTTGAGTCCTACCAGGTCCTCATCCTCGATAAGGTTCGGATCGTCGAGAATAGCAGCCGTCATGTGTATTGGCACAAGCAGCATTACCGGAGTGGGGTTGCCGACGAGTTCGTATTGAACCTCGACTTTCACGTACCGCCAGTCATCCGACAGAAAATTAGCTTTGGCAGTGAGTGCCATGATACCGAACTTGAGCATAGGAGGCGGCTTGTCTCGGCTTACCCAGCCCTCAATCAAGGGTGGCCGCTCAAAAATCACGGAGTCGAGAAAAGTCACGGCATCGTACTTTGTATGGGGCCCTTCATCATCGAAAGCGAACTTCACCGCGGCAAGCGGAGAGGGCGCGTCGACGAGACGAACTTTTCTGAGGATCATGGAGCGTCGGTTCCAGTTTCGGATACGAACGATCACGCGACGGTTCCGTCCGGTATGCTGAACTGCGTCGATAGTTGGGCTGGCGTCGCCAAGCATGAAATCGGTCTGAAGTTGCTGCGCATTCACTTGCTTGACGAGGATGCCGATCGTCAGTGCAGCGGCAGCGGCAGCGGCCCATCCGCTCAAGGCGCTGACCCATTCGCGAAAACAGTGCTCGTCCGCGCTGCCACACGCGATGTCGTAGAGCGGACCATGACTGAGGACCCAAATGAAGATCCCACCGGCGAGCAAGTAAGCAATGGCCCAGCCCACCAGGTGCGATTGGTCGCGTTCTCTCATGCACTTGCCTCATCTTTCAGGGACCTCGCCGATCGCGTTCACCATGCCCGCCTGCAGATTACGGCGCAAGGGGAGGTGGCGGCTTGAGCAATGCACCGACGCGTCCCGTTCTTCGCTGGCATGGCGGCAAGTGGAAGCTGGCGCCGTGGATCATCGGCCACTTTCCGTCGCATCGCGTCTATGTCGAGCCGTTCGGCGGCGCGGCGAGCGTGCTGATCCGCAAGCCGCGGGCATATGCGGAGGTCTATAACGATCTCGACGACGAGGTTGTGGATCTCTTCCGCATGCTGCGCGACCCGGCGCAGGCCTGCCGGCTGCACGAGTTGCTGAAGCTAACGCCGTTTGCTCGAACCGAGTTCAAGGCGGCCTATGAAGCGACCGACGACGTGATCGAGCGTTGCCGCCGGCTGGTGATCCGGTCATTCATGGGATTCGGCTCGAACGCGCACGCCAGCCAAGCCAAGGGCCATCGCTCGACCGGATTTCGCGCGACATCGAACCGGAGCGGCACGACGCCGGCGACCGACTGGGCGAACTATCCGGCGGCGCTGGGCGCGCTTGTCGAGCGACTGCAGGGCGTCGTGATCGAAAACAGACCGGCAATCGAGGTCATGGCGCAGCACGACCGCGAGGGCACGCTGCACTACGTCGATCCGCCCTACATGCATGAAACTCGAGCTCAGGGGAACAAATACGACCTCGGCTGGCGCATGTACCGGCACGAGCTCGCCGATCGCGACCACGAAGAGCTGCTGGACTTCCTGCGCAAAGTCGCCGGCATGGTCGTGCTCTCAGGCTACGACGCGCCGCTCTACAAGGACATGTTGGCGGACTGGAGCCGCTTGGAGAAGGAAACCTTCGCCGACGGTGCCCGCGCGCGTACCGAAGTGCTCTGGTTGAACCCTGCCGCAACCGAGCAGCTCGCCGCCGAACAGCGGGCGAGCGCCTATCGACAGACATCCCTATTTGCGGAGGCGGCGGAGTGAGCATCGCCATCATGTCACAGCTCTTCAAAGCGCATCTCGGCTCGACCGGGCGAAAGATGTTGGCCGTGCGCCTGGCGGACTTCGCCGATGACGACGGCAAGGGCATCTGGCCGACTGTCGGTCGCCTTGCGCAGGAGACGGAACTTTCCGAGCGCACCGTGCAGCGCATTCTATCGGAGTTTGTTGAGGAAGGTCTCCTCGTCGTCGTCAGGAAGGGCGGCGGCAGGCCCGGCGAGGCGACGCGCTACGACTTCAATCTGGCGGCGATCGCGCGCCTGCCGTCCTCGAAATCGGTTGCTGACGGGTGTCATGGTGTCACCCATGACACTGTGTCACCCGTGACACCCACGTCGGAGACGGGTGACACTGACGACGCCGACGGGTGTCACGGTGTCACCCAAACCGTAATAGAACCACCAATGGAACCATCAGAGAGAGAGGGTGCGCGCGAAGGCGATTTGAAGGATCAGGACGATCCGGCAAAGTTCGTCCAGCGGGTGAAGGCTCTCGAAATGGGCAGGGCGAACAATCCATGGCCGGGTGCGATCGCCTCGTCGACGGCGTGGGCTCTGCAGCAGTTTGAAAAGCTGACGCCGGAAGAGCGTCGTTTGGCTGAGGAGCGCAGGGATGCCTATCTCGCCGAGTGCAAGACGCAGAAGGTCAAGCCCGTCGCGCTGGGCGTCTACCTACGGGACAGGAAATTCGATGACGTAGTGCCGTCTGTCGCGAAGGCGCAGGCGGCGAGCGCGAAGATCCCGGTTGCTCCGTTCGGGCCGGTATGGGCCGGAATGCGGGCGCTGGCGCTGCTGGACGGGCCGGAGCCTGTCGAAGTGCCGCTCGACGTGCGCGATCGCATCCGGCAGTCGTTTGAGACGCTGCTGCGCATCAACGAAGCCAGGGCTCGCTCCTACGTCGGAGCCAAGGGAATTCTGGTCGGCGTCGGCGGCGAACTGATCTTTCCGGATGATTTCGACCAGGCGGAGCTCCGCAGGCGCGTCGTCGAGAGCGGCTATCCTCAGGCGAACGATCTGCACCGGCAGGCGAAGGGCCGTGAGCGCGGAGTTGCTGAAGCGCGCTTTGAAGCGCTGGCCCCGCTGTGCGAGCCGGTGACTGTCGGATCCGATCTCTTCGAGCGCTGGCGGGCCTATCACGAGGAGGCAGGCTGGCCCTTCGTCCCCGATCCCGGCTCCATGCCCGTCGTCTATTTCCCGAAGGGTGGCCCGGAAGCACTTCACCAATTCGAAATCGCCGCAAGAGCGGCACTCAGACAGGAGCGGAGCGATGATCATGCAGCGTAGGTCGATCACTGGAAGCCCGATTGCGCTGCAGGGCCATGAGCGATTCGCAGACCGCATGCGCCGAATCACAGAACGAAGCTTGAGGGCTGCCTCTATGAAATTGACCGAAATGAACCCCGAATCGGCTCGCTGGTATTGCTTGCTCGTGAAGAAGGGTCGCGAATTCGATGTGGAAAACTCACTGAGGGACGCGAACGTCGAAGCGTTCATGCCGCGCGAAAGGGTCATCAAGATCCGTCACGGACGGAAACTGGAGGGCGACTTCCCCTATTTCCCGAGCTACATGCTGGTGAGATGCGTTCCTTCTCCTGAGGCTTTCCTTGGCCTCCGTCGCCACAAGAACGTGCTCGACATCGTCGGCGGTGCATCTGGCTATCACGTCGTCAGAGACGAAAATGTTGCAATGTTTAAAAGGATTTGCGACGGCGTCGAGGTGCCGCGCGTTGCGACTGACAAGAGCTTCAAGGATGGCGATCGGGCGGAGATCGTCCTTGGTCCCTTTGCCGGGTTCGAATGCATCGTTACTTCGGTGAAGTGGTGCAGGCAGGCCAAGGCCAGCGTGCGTATCGACGTCCAAGGTCGCCCCTTCGACATCGACAGCATGCCTCTTGCGTTTCTGAAAAAGCTGTGAGAGTCATTTTGCCACGGACGAACCGGATACCGTAACCCTCCGATCCCCTTGGCCCAGATGCCAAGGGCAGAGCAGGCCGAAAGCCTCAGGGAACAACGCTCCGGTCCCCCGCCCTGACAGCCTCGAAGCGAGGTACCGACTCAGGGCAAGTGCTACAGCTATGAGCAGACGACAGGCGGCCGAGAGGTCGCCTTTTTCATGTCACTGGTTATAGGCGGGCATCGCAGGGCTTCGATGATCGACGCTCATATCAAAATCGATCTTCGGCAGTTCAATCGATCCTTGACGGACATTGAGCGCAAGCAGCTTCCCTATGCCGTGATGCTCATGCTGAATGAGGCGGCAAAGGGCGGCCGGCTCGAAGTGCAGCGGGAAATGGACCGGGTGTTCGATCGTCCGACGCCTTACGCCAAGCGCGGTATCGTATACGACCGGGCTACGCGGCAGAACCTTCAGGCAGCCGTCGTCGTTACCGGCGACCGCACGAAGGGCGGCTTGCCAGCCACGGCTTTCCTTGGGCCGCAGATCGAAGGCGGGATGCGCACGCACAAGGCTTTCGAGCGGCAGCTCATCGATCGGGGTCTCATGCAGCGGAACCTGGTGGCTGTGCCGGCCAAGCGGGCGCCGCTCGATCGGTATGGCAACATGACGCAAGGCTTTCTGAACCGCGTCATGGCTGACCTGCAGATCGACTATCGCGGCGCTGGCGCGAACCGCACCCGCACCGCAGCCTCGGTCAAGCGAAACAAAAACTACAAGAACGCGCGGTTCTTTGTGCCGAGGCAGCCTTCGCACCTCTATCCGGGCGTTTACCAGCGCGACCCGGCAATGAACGCCATCCACCCGGTGATCCTGTTCGTGCCACAAGTCTCGTATCGCATCCGCCTTCGCCTGCGTGAAGTCGTCGAGCGGTACGTGGTCGCCAACGTCCACGATCACTTCGCCGTCGCCTTCCAACGGGCGATGCGAACGGCGCGATAGGCGGACGCCATCGCTCGCGGGTCCTTCCTGGCATCCGCCCGCCTGCGGGTATTTGGCACCGCGGAGGTTGCCCAGTCTGAGCGATTTTTTGAAGCCTAAAGTCAGAGCCTAAACTAAAGAGCCGGGCTAAAGAACGAGCGTTCCTAAAGATGAGCCTTGCAGCTGACATCATGACGAAGAGCGCGTTTGCGGCTCATGTCGGCGTCAGTGCCGGGCGCATCTCGCAGTACATTGCCGAGCGGAAGATCTTCGGCGATGCGCTCGAAGGCGAGGGGCGCAACGCGAAGATCCGCGCATCGGTTGCGGTCGAGCAGCTGCGCAAGACCCTCGATCCGTCGCAGCGGTTCGGTGCAAATGGCACGGCGACGCGCTCGGCGCCGGCGCCAGTCGCTTCCGAGCTGTCGGTCGATGAGAAGCCGAAGGCGCCTGTGAAGCCGACCGTCATTGTCGATCCGTTCATCGACGAGGTCGCGGCGGAGAAGCTGAAGCAGCAGAAGATCACGACGGCACGCATGGAGCGTGAGGAAGCGCTCGAGCTCGGCCGGTACATGCTGACCGACGCCGCCAGGCGAGAGATGGTCAAGGCCGTGGCCGAGGCGTTCAAGGTCATGGAGCAGGGCATCCCCGAGATGGCGAAGGCGATAGCCGCCCAGTTCTCGGTTTCGACCCATGATGCGACCCATGTGCTGCTGAAAGCCTTTCGGGACCATCGGGCGAAGAAGGCGCGGGACTTTGCCGCCGCAGCGGCCGAGCTGGACGAGCATGTCGAGGACGAGCAGCAATGACCGTGCTGTTCAATCCCGAGCGGCTTGCTCTAAGCGTGCTGGCCGAGATATGCGAACCGCCGCCACCGGTCGACTATCTCGACTGGGCGAAGCGGAACATCGTGTTCTCGGAACGCATCACGGATCATCCTGGGCCGTACAACGAAGACCTGGTGCCGTTCTTCTCAGAGATCCTGCGGGCGCTGTCGCCTGAAGATCCGTGCAACATCGTGAGCCTCGCGAAGTCGGCGCAGATCGGCGGCACCATCTGCGCCAACATCTTCACGCTCGGCTCCCTCGACATGGCGCCCGGCGACTTCCTCTATGTCCACCCGACGGAGGAGAACGCCGCCCGCTGGTCGAAGACCAAGCTGATGCCGCTGGTGCGCGAGATGCCAGAGATCGCTAAATTGTTCTCGCAGAACAGCCGCGATGCCAGCAACTCGGTACTCTACAAGGAACGCATCGACGGGCGTGGCGCAATTCAGGCGGCAGGTGCCAACTCGCCGGCGGGCCTGTCGATGATCTCGCCGCGAAAGCAGGTCCAGGACGACCTTGCCAAGTGGCAGATGAATGAAGCCGGTGACCCGGAAGTTCAGGCGGACAGCCGCAGCAAGGCGTTTTTCAACGCCAAGGTCTTCAAGATCTCGACGCCGATGGTTTCGCCCGGCTGCAAGATCACGGCGAACTATCAGGAAGGGACGCAGGAGACCTATCACGTTCCGTGCCCGCACTGCCACGAGCTGCAGGAGCTGCGCTGGGAGAACATGCGCGATCATATCGATCCCGCGCATCCCGAGCAGGCGCATTTCGTCTGTATCCGTTGTGGTTGCGAGATCCATGAGCACCATCGCGAATGGATGGTGAAGCCGGAAAACGGGGCCAAGTGGGTTGCCAAGTATCCGGAGCGTGGCCGTCGCCATCGATCCTTCCGCATCTGGATGGCCTATTCGCCGTTCGAGCGCTGGGAGAACCTGGTGCGCGAGTGGCTGACGGTCCAGGCCGGCGGCCCGGAGAACCGCGAAAAGGGCTCCGGCGCCGAGCAGACGTTCTACAACGATTGGCTCGGCCTCGCCTACGAGGCGGACAACAAGGCGATCGACTGGGAGGTGCTCCGCGATCGCGCCGAGGAGCAGGGCTTCGCTCGCGGTGTCATTCCGGCCGAGGCGCTCGCCCTGGTGCTCGGCCTGGACGTGCAGGGTGACCGCGTCGAATGGCTGCTCGTCGGCTACGGCCGGAATCGGTACCGGGCCGTCATCGATCACGGCGTCATCGACAGTCGTGCCGGCAGTCACCTGGCGGACGCCAAGGAGCATTCCGGTCACATATCGGAACCGGAGGTTCGCGCCGCCCTCGATCGGCTGCTGCAGCGCGAATGGCTCGACGATGCCGGCCGCAAGCGCACCGCTGACCGTGTCGCCATCGACGGCAATGCCTATACCGACGATGTCTGGAACTGGGTTCGCAAGCATCCGAAGTCGCGCGTCATCATGGTGCGCGGCGGCAATACCGAAGCGGCGCCCCCGATCGTGCAGACGAAGGAGTACGACCGAAAGGGCAAGCCGAAAAAGCAGAAGTGGTCCTCCCGCTTCTTCACCTTCAATGCTTCTGCCTTCAAGCTCCGGCTCTATCGGGACTACAAGAAGGACGATCCGGAACAGGCGGGCTACATCCGTTTCGCCCGCGGCTTCGGAGACGATTTCTACCAGCAGGCGACGTCGGAGAGCCGCGTGCCGGAGAAGACCCGGAGCGGTCACACCCGCTACGTCTGGAAGCTGTCCGAGGGTAGGCGCAACGAGATCATCGACATGCTCAACCAGAGCCTGGCCGGTGCTTATCGCTGGGGCGTGCCCTACTGGACCGATGAGGAATGGGACGCGATCGCCGATCGCCTCGGGCGCCTCGAGGCGCCGCCGCAGGGCGATCTCGAGGATCATCTGAACCAGATCGCCGTCAAGACCGAACTGCCGCAAGCCAAAACGCCGCGGCAGAACAGCAATCGCCGCTCGTAGCTGCCGCCCTCGCGCGTGCCGCCCGGGCAGCGCAGCGGAACCGCTAGGAACATCCAAATGGCATTGACCGAACAGGAACGGGCCGTGCTGCAGGCACAGCTCGCCGAAGCGCGTGAGGCCTTGCACCAGATGGAGATCGGCCGCGCCGAGGTCTCTCTCAGCTATAACGGCGAGAGCGTGACCTATGCCGCAACGAACATCGGCGCGTTGCGCCAGTATGTCCGCGACCTCGAAGCGCAGCTTGGGCTTCGCCAGTTCGCGCGGGCGCGCAGCCGGGGAGTGATCTTCGGATGAGCGGCGAAGTGACGATCCTCGGCCCAGACGCAAAGCCCTTATCGCCAGCCACGCGCGCAGCGGCCCGCGCACAGGTCGCGAAGAACCGGCTGATGGCGTCCTCGGCCTACCAGGGCGCTTCCTACGACCATCCGTCCTTCGCCAAGTGGCGGCCGGGCACATGGTCCGGGCAGTCGGCGCTGACCTGGTCGCGGAGCGAACTCGTCGATCGGTTGAACGACGTTGCGCGCAATGACGGCTGGGGTGCCGCCGGCACCTCGCGCCTCGTCGACAACATCATCGGTTCCGGCTGGACGCTGGCCGCCCGGCCGAACCATGTGTCGCTCAACATGACCTTCGAGCAGGCGGAGGAAATCGCCGACAAGATCGAGGCTCTGTGGCGCGACTACACGCAGGACGTCGACAAATGGTGCGACGCCGAGCGGACGAAGACGATGGCCGGCATTCTTGGCCTCGCAGCGCGCCAACGGTTCGGCCCCGAGGGTGAGGCCTTCGGTGTCGTCGTCTGGCAGGACAGCGCGCCGCTGTTCCAGACGGCGGTGCATGTCATCGATCCGGCCCGGTGCTCCAATCCGAACGGCCGCATGGATGAAGAATTCCTGCGCGACGGTGTCGCCATAGACGGCTACGGGGCGCCGATCGGCTATCACTTCCGCAAGTCGCATCCCGGCGAAGTCTTCGCCGGCAATATGGGACTGTGGCGGTGGGAGTATGTCGAGCGCGAGACCGAATGGGGGCGCCCGATCGTCGTGCACGCCTACGAGCAGAAGCGGGCCGGCATGACCCGCGGCGTTTCCGACTGGGCGCCGGTCATGCGGTCGATCAAGCAGTCGACCGACTATGAAGACTATGAGAGCCAGGCGGCAATGCTGAACGCCGTCATGGCCGCCTTCATCGAAACGCCCTTCGATCCCGAAGAGCTGCTGGATGCGATGGGCGCGGAATATGGCAGCGACGGCGTCGCCAAGCTCTACGGCGAAATGTCGGCCGCGCAGAAGGCCTATTATGGCGCCGCACCGATCGACTTGCCCGGCGTCCGCATCAACACGCTGCAGCCCGGCGAAAAGGCGACGCTGACCAAGCCGGAGCATCCGAACGCCAATTTCGAGGCCTTCGTCAATGCCGCGCTGCGCAAGGTCGCGAGCGCGATCGGCGTCACCTACGAGCAACTCACCATGGATTGGAGCCAGGTGAACTATTCGTCGGCGCGCGCCGCTCTGCTCGAAATCTGGCGCGGCTTCACCGCCAAGAAGGGCGGATTTGCCTCGCAGTTCATGGCGCCGATCTATCGGGCATGGCTCGAGGAGGTGTTCGACAAGGGGCTGATCGAGCTCCCGTCGGGTGCCGTTCCCTTTGAGCAGAACACGGCCGCCTGGTGCCATGCGGACTGGATCGGCCCCGGCCGTGGCTGGATCGATCCGCTGCGCGAGGCACAGGCTGCCAGCGAGCGGCTCGCCGGCAATCTGACTACGCTCCAGCAGGAAGCGGCCGAGCAGGGGCGGGACTGGAAAATGGATGCGCAGCAGCGCGCCCGGGAAAAAGCCTTCTACGAGCGTCTCGGCCTTGATCCCGATCCCGGCAAACCGGAGGCGCGGTCTCAGGCGAGCGCCGCTCCGGCGGCGGAACCCGGCGAAGAGGCCGAGGAAGAGGTCAACGGCCGCGCCGCGGCGCGTCGGCATCCTGCCGGCATCCCGCGCATTGCCAGAAGGAAAACGGCATGAGGAACTATCCCGAAATCGCCAGTCGGATGTTCGGCACGCCGCTGATGCTGCATCCGTCAAAGGGCGACATCATTGCGCGGGCCTTCGGCCCTCGCGTTCTGGGCCAGCCTCACGCCACCGCGCATGTTGTCGGCGGCGAACAGATGGGGCTGGTCGGTGACCCTCTGGGAGAGTGGGTCGAGGACCGCGACCTGCGCGAGCAAAACGGCATCGCGTTCATCGATATCGAAGGATCGCTGGTCAATAAGGGGAAATGGATCGGCAAGTCATCCGGGCTGACCAGTTACGAAGGTATCATTTCTCAGGCGAATATGATCGAGAAAGATCCGTCGGTCCGTGGTGTGATCTACGAAGTCGATTGCTTCGGAGGCGAAGTGACCGGTGCGTTTGACTGCGCCGAGCGGCTCTATGAGTTGTCGCAGGTGAAGCCCACCATAGCCGTTTTGACGGATCATGCTTGCTCGGCAGGCTATCTGCTCGCGTCTGCGGCCCGTCAGTTGGTGATCCCGCAGACCGGCATTTGCGGTTCGATCGGTGTCATCTCGATGCACGTCGACATGAGCGCCTGGCTCGCGAAGGAAGGCCTCAAGGTCACGATCCTGAAGGCAGGCGAGCACAAGGCAGACTTCAACCCGTATGAAGCCATCCCGGAGGATGTGCTTCAGCAGGAACTGGCGGAGCTCGAAGAGCTACGCGTCGAATTCGCAGCGACCGTGGCGCGGTACCGCGCCGGTCGGCTGACACAGCAATCCGCTCTCGCCACCGAGGCGCGGGTCTATCGCGGACAGAAGGCGGTTGATGCCGGCCTCGCCGACGCGGTTGCACGCCCTTCGCAGGTTCTCGAAGCCTTCGAAGCTGAACTGGGCCGGACAGCCGGCTAACCCCAACATCAACTGGAGACGACGATGTCGAACTTGACGCGTAGCAGCGCGCTCACGCGGAGCGTGCTCGCCGCGATTAGCGGCAAGAAGGGCTCCCGGCTGGAAGACGAGCGGCCGGAAGACGAGGAAGTGATCGAAACCGAAGAGGAAGAGACGTCCGCCGAGGATACCCCTTCCGGTCCGGAGAGCGAGACCGGCGAAGACAACACCAGCGCCGAGACCGAGGAAGAAGAGACCGGCGACGGCAAAACCTCGGCCAGCGCGATCCGCCGCGCCGAGCAGGGTCGGATCAAGGCGATCCTCACGCATCCGAAGGCGGAGAGCAATCCCGGCCTCGCCGCCGAACTTGCCTTCGGCTCGCGCTTCTATTCGGCCAATGAAGCGGGCGCGCTTCTCAACTCCGCCTCCGCCGGCGGTTCGCGCCTCGCCGATCGTATGGCCGGCAAGAGCCCGACCCTCGGCGCCGGCACCCCCGGCGGCGGCAAGGCCAGCGAGAAACAGGCGGTCATCGCGACCGTCCGCTCCACCATCCAGGCCCGTCATGGCCGCAACCGGAAGGACTCCTGATCATGGCAGAAGCAAGCTTCGCCCCGAACGACCTGCTCGTCTCCGACGTTCCGGTCATCACGCGCAACATCACCATTGCCAGCGGCCAGGACCTCAAGCGCGGCGCCGTCCTCGGCGCCATCACCGCGTCGGACAAATACGTCCTCTCGGCCGCCGCGGCGGCTGACGGGTCCGAGATTCCCTCGCTGGTCCTCGCTTTTGACGTGGACGCCTCCGCAGCCGATGTCGTCGCCGCGGCCTACGCGAGCGGCGCCTTCGATTCGACGAAACTCATCCTTGGCGCCGGACACACGGCCGCAACCGTCGAGGCCGCTTTCCGCGAGGCAAGCGCTCCCCTCTACGTGCGCGTCCTGAAGTAAGGCAGAGACCGAAAGGGCACCACACATGGAAGAATTGCTCCTCTCCACCGCAGAACTCGTCGCCGTTCTGCCTCCCCGCGATCGCCCCGAAGCGTTTCTGCGCGATCGCTACTTCTCGACGACCGTTCTCTCCGACATGGAAGAGATCGTCTTCGACAAGATCCTGCCGGATCGCGAGCTTGCGCCGTTCGTTCACCCGGACGTGCCGGGCAAGGACTCGGCCAACCGCGGCTTCAAGGCCACCAGCTTCACGCCGGCCTACGTGAAGCCGCAGAATACGCTGCGCCCGAACGGCAACATGATCCGCATGCCGGGCGAGCCGATCGGCGGCCGCAACTCGCCGGCGCAGCGCTATGCGTACAATCTGGCGACGATCATCGACGACCAGGACCAGCGCATTACCCGGCGCGAGGAATTCATGTGCTCGCAGGTCCTGCGCACGGGCCAGGTCATCGTCCAAGGCGAGGACTATCCGACGCAGACGATCAATTCCGGCCGCAATGCGGCGCTGACGATCGCACTCGCCGGCGCCGCTCGCTGGGGCGAAGTCGGCGTGGACCCGATGGATGACATCGACGAGTGGGTGCAGCTCCTCTCCGACACCAGCGGCTTCACCGCTCGCGAGGTTCTGCTCGGTCCCGGCGCTGCGGGTCTCCTCAAGAAGTCGCTGCGGTTCCTCGAGGCGCTCGACAATCGACGCCAGGACGGCGGCATCATGCAGCTCGGCCCGGTCAGCACCGGCGCGGAGAACAAGTATTATGCGGTGCTCGGCACGATCGGCGAGCTGACCTTCGTCCAGTATTCGCAGCCCTACACCGTCGCCGGCGTCCGGAACAATTTCTGGCCGTCGTACGGGGTCGGGATCCTCGACCCGTTCGGCTTCATGGGCCACTTCGCTTACGGAGCGATCCTAGACAACGATGCGCTTCTGGCGATGGAGCGCTTCCCCGACATGTGGCGGGAACGCAACCCGTCGCGAACCATCGTTCAGACGCAGGCGGCGCCGCTCCCGATCGCTCCGGAGCCCGACGCCAGCCTCTTCGCGCTGGTCCGCTAATCCTCCTACCAACCCCGCTGCCCGCATATCCGCCGGTCTCGACCGGCGGGTACCGGGTCTTGAAAGGATGCTCTGATGAGCAAGAAAACCGAGAAGTTCAACGTGACCGTGAAGATCGGCGATAAATCGTACAAGCCTGGCGAGCCGGTTCCGGTCGGTACCGGCGGCCTTTCGGCAGAGGAAGCGGAAAATCTCCGCGCGAATTTTGGGGCGTGGACCGGCGGTCCCGATGCCAAGGCCTCGGCCGCCGGGACATCTGTCGACCTCGACAAGCTCCGCGAGGGGCTTGAGAAGCTCTCGGCCGAGAACGACAGGCTTGCCGCCGACAATGATCGGCTGACCGCCGAACGCGACAGCGCGATCAGTGATCGCACCACGCTCCTCAAGCAGAATGAGCAGCTCGAGGCGGACAATGCGACGCTGGCCGCCGAGGTCACAAAGCTCCAGGCCGAAGTTGAAAAGCTGACGGCCCCGAAATGACGCGGCGTCCCGCCATGTTCGAAAGGATGGGGCCGAAGTTCGCCGGCGCCTTCGGCAACGTCGACGCCGTGTTCACCATTGCCGGTGTCGCGCAGCCCGCCGTTCGGGCCATCCTCAGAGTGTGGCGGGAGACCGACCTGGTGGAGGAGCAGGATCAGGCGGTCGAAGGCACGACCCATCTGCTCGCCGTGCCTGCGTCGAAGGCGCCCGGCCTCACCAGCCAGCGCGACAGCGTGACGATCGACGGCGCCACCTATCAGGTCATCAACATCGACGACGATGCGCGTGCAATGCTCCGCATCTCTCTTTCCGGGGACATCTGACATGAAGACACAGGAACAGGAACCGGCGTCGGCCGCCGCGGTCGACCCGATGGCGGACCTCTGCGCGACGCTGTTCTCGGCGGATGAGAGTGCCAAGAAAAAGGCCGCTCGGCAGACCGTCGGCGCCATGACGCAACGGCCGTGGCCGCAGTTGCCGTCGCGCCTGCGATCGGCCATCCGTTCGGACGTCGGCCGCCTGCTGGATGCCGGCAAGGGCGGGACCGAGATCCTCGAGGCTGGCTACTCGTCCGAAGTGTTGAGCCAGGCGCTCCGCGATCTCGGCCGCTCGGTCTCCTGATGGCGCACCTTCGCAGCCAGATCTTCGCGGCTGTCGTCACCCGCCTCTCCGCTATTCCGGAGTTCTCCGGTGCGGACAAGGTGAAGCGCGGCCGCAAGGGCGCGATCCCGCAGGAAAACCTGCCGGCGCTGACCGTCACCTGGGCCGACCGCTCCGAAACCCTGACGGTTCGTCCGTCATCGGGACCGGCCGGCGAAGACGGCTATGACCGGTCCCTGCCGCTCTCGATCGTCATGCATCTGCGCGACAATGAGCCCGAGGAGGAATTCGACCGACTCTGCACGCTGGTCGAAAAGGCCATGGCGGCGGACATCACCTTCGGCGGCCTAGCCATCGAAGCGCTGCTGCAGTCGGAGCAGTATTTCGTGAACCCGCAAACCGGCATTTCCCTGCTTGCCGGTTCGCTCAACTACCAGATCGCCTACAAGACGCTCGCCGCCAATCCCGAGCAGGTCGCGCTTTAGGCCGCCACTCCCACCAGCAAAGAGGATTTTGCCATGGCTCTCGGCCGTCAGCTTACGATTGCCCGCTCGAATGGCGCGGGCGCCTTCGAACTCGCCTGCATCACCGAACAGCGGTCCCTCGAAATCAACAACGAGGAGATCGACATCACCAAACCGAACTGCGCCGACCCCGGCAGCAAGCTGACGCTGGCACTGATGTACGGCATCCAGTCGATCCGCTTCAGCGGGCAGGGTGCCTTCGTCAGCAGCACGGTGATGAAGGCGGTCGCCGCCGACGCGATCAACCAGGTCATTACCGAGTACCAAGTCACCGTCCCCGGCGTCGGTACCTTCGAAGGCGATATGCTGATCTCGATCACCTTCTCCGGCGACAAGACCAACGAGCTGCAGGCGGACATTCGCTGCGCGATGACTGGTGCGCTCACCTTCGTCCCCGCCGTCTAAACGGAGAGCTTCATGCTGCCTGCCAACCCATTGCGTGGCGAAGCGGAGGTTCGCATCGGTGCGATCGACGTCCGCATCGCCGTCACCTTCTCCGGGCTCGCGCGCCTTTCCGATGCGATCGGCGCCCGCACGCTCGACGAACTCTACGGCCGCCTCCTCGGTTTCGAGCCGAAGGCGGTCGCCTGCGCCATCCGTTGCCTCATCGTTGCGGATGACGAGGATCAGATCACGGCGCTTTCAGCGAGGATCCTCGACGACGGCAATATCTCGGCAGCCGACCAGCTTGCCTGGCGCGAGGCCGTCGAAAAAGCCCTGTCCGCCCACATTGCCGCCGGCGCGGTGCGGCGGGATGAACGCACCGCCTCGCAGATCGCCGGAGACGCCGTCCTGGGAAAGCCCGTAAGCCCCTTCTGATCAAGGATCATCTCAAGGCGCTCTACCGCATCGCCACTTCCCCGAAGATGCTCGGCTGGTCGCCGGAGACCTTCTGGAGGGCGACGGCGGCGGAGCTTGAGATGGCTATGGAGGGGCTTGCCGGAAATGTCCGCGGCGGACCGTTCATTTCGCGGGAAGAGGTCCGGCGTATTGCGGCGGAGCACGGCGTTCGGCCTTCGCTCAAGGCCAATCCCAATGCGAGGACGATCGGAGGGAATTAAGCCTTAAGGCTTGCTGCGCTTTTCTTTCAGCAACTCCTGCATAGCCGACTTGATACGCTTGGTGATGGCCTCGGTCTCAGCTGCGAGCTCCTCGAGCTTCTCTAGTTGAGCCACGGGGTTATCTTTTTCGATTGACGAGAAAACCTCCGTGAACCTGGAGCCAATGGTGGCTTCAAGACGATGGATTATCTCCGCTGAGCGGGCGTTCGAACGCTCGCGGGTCGCGAGTCGTATGAAAGGATTTCTGGTGCTGTCGAGGGGATGCAGCGACATGGATGACGTTCAAGTTAAGGACCGACTGGAAAGCGTGGTCCTCACAAGGCGCGTGGCGCTGTTTGGGATGGCCTCAGTGGCTGCGGGCGCCACGTGCGAGTCTGCTTAAGCGGAGATCGTGCCGACGCGAGAACAGCTGGAAGACTATTTCCTTTTTCTCTGGAGCGAGCATCGCCGAGTTGCTGAGGAACTCGGCATTGACGTGTTCGATCACCTGACCTTGCGCAATCGCGGGGGACGCGCTCGATATGAGGAGGCGTGTTCGTCCCCAGCCTCGACGCGTGCTTTGAGTGTCCTTGCGCAGACGGGCCTGTCAGCCTGAAACGTGCGAAGGGGATTAAAAAATCTCCTTCGATCCATCCTCGTACAGCACTTCATTAACGCAGGTGCTGGTCTTCACGTCCTCCTTTTTCAAGGTGGTTAACCGACTGAAATAGCGGGCATACCACCTACCTTTATCAGTGAAGACCCCGCCAGCTGGAATGGCGGCGTCACGCTCCAAGTTGATCGCGCCGATCTCGCCGTTAAGGGCATCCCGAAACGCGACAAAGGCATCGATCATCCGGATCGGCTTCTTCGCGTGCGACTGGAGCGTTACTGTCACTTCAACGTAGCGTTCATCGATCGGGCGCGCCGACCACTCCGTCACGCCGAGAAGAGAACCATTGCATGCCGCCGAAGCCTCTCCGGCAAGCGCCGCAACCATGAATGCTGAGAACAACCTGAGCATGCGCTCCTCCGTTTTGCGCCGGAGCGTAGCGCTTTTTCTTTTTTTCGCAACGAGGCACCAATGAGCCGTCCCGATATTCCCGTCACGATTTCTGGCGACCCGAAAGGTTTCGAGGCGGCGCTTGCGCGCGTGCGCGCATTGTCGAAAACGACGGCGACCGATGTCGCGGCTTCCTTCGGCCGGATCAAGAACCTCGTCGCCGGCGGCGCCGGTTTCGTGACCGGGCTCGTCTCCGCCGCAAGCGTTACCGCATTGCGCGAGGCAGCGAGCGCGATCGCCTCGATCGGGGACGAGGCGCGGCGGGCGGGTCTCGACGTGAAGAGCTTCCAGGAGCTGAAGTTCGTTGCCGAACAAAACCGCGTCGGCATCGACGCTCTGACCGACGGCATCAAGGAGCTGAACCTCCGTGCCGACGAATTCATCGTGACGGGTGGCGGTTCGGCGGCTGAGGCGTTCCAGCGGCTCGGCTATTCCGCAGAGGATTTGAAGCGGAAGCTCGAGGATCCGGCTGACCTTTTCACCGAGATCATCGGCCGGCTCGGCGACCTCGACAAGGCGGCGCAGATCCGCATCATGGACGAGATTTTCGGCGGTACCGGCGGCGAGCAGTTCGTGCAGCTGATCGAGGCGGGTGAGGCGGGCATCCGCGACACCATCCAGGCCGCGAACGACCTGGGTATCGTTCTCGACGAGCAGATGATCCAGAAGGCCGAGGAGGTGGACCGGAAATTCAACCTTCTGGCAACGACAGTAGGCACGAAGCTCAAGTCTGCCATCGTCTCCGCCGCCGACAGTCTGGCCGAATTCATCGACGGCTTCCGGGACTTCCAACACCAGATGGACAGCACGCTGCAGAACAGGCAAGCTGCAATCGGTGAACGTCGGCTTGAGATCGAGAATGAAATCCTCAAGAAAACGGAAGCGCAGGCCCAACAAGTTGAGAAGCTCTCCGACGTAGCGGGAGAATTAGGCTTCGAGGACAGCAAAAACGCAAACCTCGCAGGGTATACCGGTCAAATCGAAGCCTTGAAGGAAGAGAGCCGCAAACTAGCCGAGGAAGAGGCAAAAATTGTCGATATCCTCAACGGTCGTCTGCAACCGATGAACCGCTCAACCGAGCGGACGTGGGCGCCGATCGCCCCGGAGGAAAAGGGCGGCAGCAGCCGTTCCAAGAAAATCTCGGAGGCCGAAAAGGAAAAGAAGGCGATCGATGAGGTGATTGCCTCGCTGCGCGACGAATTGGCCGTGATCGGCCTCACCGATATCGAGCGCGAGCGCACCATTGCGCTGCGTGAGGCGGGCGTGGAGGCTGCCTCGAAGGAAGGCCAGCAGATCTCTGCACTGATCGACGAGAAATATCGCCAGCTCGCGGCCGAGGAGGCGCTGGCCGAGCAGTATGAGCGCAGCGAGGAAGCGGCCGAGCGGATGGGGCAAGTGCTCGACGATCAGCTCATGCGCATCGTCGACGGCAGCTTCGACGCCAAGGAAGCGATCGCGGCGTTGCTTACCGAGATCATCAACGTCCAGACGAACGGGAAGGGGCTCTTCGGTTCGCTCTTCAGCTCCATTTTCGGTGGCGGTAGCGGCCTCGGCTCCAACTTCGTGCCGACCACGACGCTCGGCGACTTTCTCGGCTACGGCGGCGCGCGTGCCGGGGGTGGGGACGTCTCGCCGGGCCGCATCTACCGCGTAAACGAGTATGAGGACGAATTCTTCGCTCCGACCAGTCACGGCCGGATCATCGCTCCGAGCAAGCTGACGGGCGCGGCAGGCGAGGGAGCAGGAGAGGGCGGCCGCACCGTTATCGAGGTCAGCCTGAGCAAGGAATTGGTCGCCAGCATCCTCGAGCAGGCGGGTAACCAAAGCGTGCGGATCGTGCGCAGCAATGAGGAAGCGCGCGCCAACTATCGACAGAACGGCGGGGACGATTTCTGATGGCCTTTCTCATCTCGCTTCCGAGCGTGGTCTACGGCCAGGTCACGTTCGACCCGGTGCGTCCTCGCGATACGAACCGCATGGAAGGGCGCCGGACGGAGACGGTTTATGCCGGCACGCCCTACTGGGTCGCCTCCTATTCGGCGTCGAGGCTGACGACGGCCGAGGCGGCGCTGTTCGACGCCTTCAACATGGATGCGAACGACGGCGGCTATATCGCCGGTTACGACGTGCATCGTCCGCGGCCGATCGCCCACCAGGGCAGCACTCCGCTCTCCGGCGTCAAGGCCGGCGGAGGCGCTTTCAATGGCGATGCCGTGCTGCAGTCGATCACCGACGCCAACACGATCGTCGTTTCGGGCCTGCCTGCCGGTTTCAAGCTGGCGCCCGGCGATTATGTCGAGGTCCGCAAATCGACTTTCGTGCGGTCTCTGCATCGGATTTCGCAGGCGGCGACAGCAAGTGCTGCTGGCGTTGTGACGCTGAAGATCCGCTTCGGCCTCAACACGCAGGTGTTCACTCTGCCGTGCACGGTCCATTTCGAGAAGCCGGCCTGCATCATGGAGATGGATGCGGGCAGCTTCAGCCTTGTGAAGACCTGGCCGAACTATACGGGCCAGTTTACCACGACGGAGTTGTTCTTCTCATGAGCGTGCTTTCTCCTGAGGTCGAGGACCTGATCGAGAGCGGCGAATTCGCTCTGCTCGACCTGATCCGCTTCGATCTGCCCGGAAAAACGGTCGGCTATCATCGCGGCGGCCGCAAGTTCACCTATAACGGGCTGGAGTATCTGCCGAACCGTTATCTGCAGCCCGGCGATCTGGTGAGCGCCGTCGGCGTCGCGGTCACCACGCGCACCATCGTGTTTTCCAATATTCCGGTGACTGATCCGGAGGATGCGATCGCGCGGATCGAGGAGTTCAACTACCAGAACGCGCCGGTCATCATCACCTCGCTCGCCGGCGAGCCGGGCACAAGCAACGTCGTCGGCATCCTCGTCTCGACGATCTACGAGATCGACCAGGTGCGCTACAACGAGGGAGCCGTTTCAGGCTCTGAGCGCACGCTGACGATGATGATCGACCTGCAGCCGCCCGGCCGATCCGCACGCGGTTCGACCGGCGTCAAGCGCTCGCAAGCCGAGCAGCAGTTCGACAATAATCCAACCGACACGGGCCTCGAGCACGTGGCGACGAATGCGACTATCCCCGAGGAATGGGGCCAGGTGTCGCGCTGATTTTCTGACATTCTTCAGGGATAGCCATGAACCGCTTCCGCATCGTCGAAGCCACGCTCGAGCGTGAGCTTGCGAAACCCTATGCTTATGGCTCGGCCGATTGCTTCATGCTCGGCTGCGCCTTCGTCGACGCGCTGACGGGCCTGGCGCTTGCTGAGAAGTATCGCGGCGCCTATCGGACGCTCGCCGGCGCGCAGCGGGCGCTGCGCCGGCGCGGGCACACATCCCTGGTGAGTTTCTTCTCGGCCGAGCTCGGCCAGGAGCCGAAGGGTGGCGCAGAGGCGCGCCTCGGCGATCTCGTCATCCTGCGCCTCGCCGACGGCGCCGAGCATGTCGGCGTCTGCCTCGGCGGCCGTTTCGTGACCAAAACCGAGCGCGGCCGCAGTGATCATGGTCTCGCCGACGTCATCGCCGCTTTTCACCTCGGGTAATCCAGCATGGCAATCTTTACATCGATCGCCACGGCCATCGCCGGTGCGCTGTTCGGCGGCTCTGCGCTCGCCGCCAGCCTGATTGGCGGCGCGCTCGCCTTCGGCACAAAGCTTGTCATCGGTAAGCTTAGCCAGCAGAAGCAGCAGAAGCGGAAATACACGGCCGTCCAGGGGGAAATCCAGTTCGGCGGCGACGTGTCCGTCAGCACGCTCTATGGCACCGGCAAGACCAAAGGGCAGAGGACCTTCTATGCCAAGTGGGGCAGCGGCAACAAGTGGAATGCCGAGGTGTTCGTGCTCGCCAATGGCTGGTGCGACGGGCTGGAGCCTTACGTCTACATTTACGGCGAGAAGAAAGCGCTGGTGTCGCGGCCGGTCATCGGCAACGAGGTCGCGAACTATCATATCGAAGGCTTCGTCAACGGTTCTGGCGACCCGGTCCTGACGATCCGCTTCTACGACGGCAGGCCGGGTCAGCAGATCGATCAGAAGCTGGTCGACGTCAGCGCGGATCTCGGCAACAAGTGGAAGAGCACGAGCGTCAATGCAGGCCTCTGCTACGTCGTCGTCGAGCGCATCTATAGCGATAAGCTCTTCGGCTCGAAGGGTCGACCGGAACTCGAGTTCGTGCTGCGTGGTCTGCGTGAGTACGACCCGCGCAAGGACTCGACGGTTGCCGGCGGCTCCGGGCCGCAGCGTCTCAACAATCCTGCGACGTGGGTGCACACGAAGAACCCGGCCGTGCACCGCCTCAACTATCAGCTCGGCCTGCGCGCGCTCGTCTCCGGCCGCACGCTGATCGGCGAGGGCAAGAGCCTCGGGCAGATCGATCTTGCGACCTATTTCGTCGCGATGAACGTCTGCGACACGCTGCGCAGCAACGGCAAGAAGACCTATGAATGCTCGCTGTTCGTCAACGGTGATGACGATCACACGGAGGTGCTGAAGCAATTCGACGACGCAATGGCCGGCTACGGCCTCAACCGCCGCGGGCTTTCCGGCGTCATCCCCGGCGCGCCGCAGATCCCGGTCAAGGAGCTGACCGACGCCGATATCCCCATCGACCGCGCCAAGGACATCCAGTTCAAGAAATCCGCCTTCGAGCGCTACAACCACCTGTCCGGCCAGTTCACTTCGATCGAATCGATGTGGCAGCCAGAGAGCCTGAAGCCGGTCTATGTGAACGCGGACATCGCCGCGGACGGCCGCAACCGGCAGACGAGCCAGGACTTCCTGCAGGTCAGCGATCCTGACATCGCGCAGTATCTGCTCAATATCCGCTATCGCCAGAACCGCATGGGTGGCACGGCCACCGTTCCGGTGAGCCGCCGCTTCGGCCTGGCCGTGCAGGAAGGCGAGTGGATCACCTGGCGCGGCAGGACCTGGTTGATCAGCGATTGGCGGGCTGACGAGCGGCTGCGCATCACGCTGGTGCTCTCCGAGACCAGCGCGGCGATCTATGACGATGCCGGTATCGAGCCGGGCCCGATCGTCATTCCGCCGACGCCTCCAGTAAATCCATCGCTCCTGTCGACCGTGCAGAACTTCAATGTTGCCGTCGGCATGCTCAACGGGACGCAAGGCTACGACACGCCGACGCTCGTATTCACCTGGGACCCGCCGGACGATCCCACGATCATCGCGGTGCGCTTCTTCTATCAGGTGGAGGGTTCGACCGAGACCTTCGAGGATCAGTGTACGTCGCCCGAGGACGGCCTCTTTCGGACCACGAAGAACGTGATCTCCGGCAAGGTCTACAACGCCCGCGCGACGATCACGACGGTACCGGACAGGCTGCGCACCTTCACGCCGTGGCGTACCACGGCCGCGCCTACCGGGCTGCAGACGTTGCTCGCCGGGCTGGCGCAGTTGCAGACTGACGTCATCAACCGCTTCAAGGAATTGCAGCGCGAGATGGACGATTATCTGCGGCCGACGATAGAGGAGCTGCTGACGTCCTTTTCGCTCGAGGGTGCCGTGGGCCAGGTGCAGCGGCAAGAGCTTCGTGCCGAGCTCGGCGGCGCGCTGGCGCAGATCGTCGAGGAACGGCGGGTCCGCGTGTCCGAGACGGAGGCTCTGGCGCAGACGATCACGATCCTATCGGCAAGCGTCGCCAGTGCCGCTGCGAAGCTGATCGAGGAGGAAACCGCCCGTGTAACCGCCGACAGCGCGCTTGCAAGTAGCATCACTGCCGTCAGTGCTGACGTAAACGGCCGCTTCGCAGAGGGGCTGGTGAAGTTCGAGGCTGTCTCCGCGCCAGACGGAGTGGATGCTCGTTTCTCGGTGATGCTGCGCGCCGGCACCAACCAGAGCTTCAAGGTGTCTGGCTTTTTTGTCGAGATCTACACCGAGGGCGGCGTGCAGAAGTCGCGGATGGCGATCGAGGCCGATCAGTTTATCGTCACCGACGGCAATGAACGCCACTACCCGCTCGTCTATCAGGGCGGAGTCCTGAAGCTCGCGATCGCAGACATCGGCACGGTCAATTCCGGCCGCCTTCTGGCACTGAACGGCAAGATGGACATCAACCTCAACAACGGCACGATCGAGATTTATAGCTGATGGTTCGCACGATGATTGGCGTCGATTCGACCGGCGCCGGCTGCGTCAAAATCATGAAGAGCGACGCGGACAATCCGCGCACGACGCCGGACAGCCAGCGGTCGAAGTTCCTCTACAACTCGAAATATGCGCTGAATGCGTCGATCGCGCACATCGAGGTGATCAACCAGATCGCCTCAAGTGGTAGCGTCGTTTATCTTTATTACCCCTCCGGCTCGAACTCCGGCAACTATCAAAAGTGCCAAGGTTCGGGCGGCGGCGAAAGCACCTGGCTTTTCCGCAATACGGCCTTTCCCAAGATGAAATACAATATGCCGCTGTTCGACGTGAAGGCCACGCGGACGAACACGGGGCGCTTCAATCAAATGCGCATTCAGCGTCGTTATAGTGGCAAGTACTACCACGACCAGGGCGGCTATTTCTTCATGGGCAACTGGTATCAGGGACCGTGGATGAAGGACTTCAGCGGCGTCGTCAGCCAGTACGGCTCAATGGCTTACGGCACCTTTCAGGAAATCACCAATTCGACCAACGACGATGCCTACAACCGCTTTCTGTCGCGCGACAAACGGCTGATTGTCTGGAACCTCCCCGGCAATGAGGAGCCGTCGAAAGAGGCACAGCCGCTCGCGCCGAATGGTACCAAATCGGTGATCATCCGATCCGATGCGATGATCATTGCCAAGCCGGGCTACAACGCCGAAACGGCCAACGAATGGCAGGTTGCTTTCGACAGCCGACGCGTTCCGGTGAAAGTGCTTGTTGCCGACGACATTGCCATCCCTGCAGGCGAATCCTTTTACGAGACAGGGATAACCTTGCCGGGGAACATCGCACTGGACGTGCACTTTTACACCGGTTCCACCATCTATTACCCGTTTAATCCTGATCTCAGCGACGGGGTGGGGCCGGAATATTGGTTTAGCGGCTCGCGCATCTATTTCAACGCGTCTGGTGCGATGCGTGCACGCTTCATGCTCTACCTCGACGCGGGGAATAGCCCGACGAACGGAAGCAACCGGGTCCTTAAAACCTTCAATGAAGGGGGCACAGACGTGGTGCAATTTTTGCGCCCCGGCGCTGCCGATCCTCCATCCTGGGCCGATATCATCATAGATACCCGCTGGCCGTGCGTGCAGATCATCAAAGAGGGGTATTTTTCGGTTCCTGTCGGCAACCAGCAAGAGACGGCCATTACCTTTGACGCGACCGGCATGTTTCCGATGGTCAAATACATGACCAAGCACGGTGCCGGCTCTGAGGATTTCGTCGGGAGCTGGCAAGAGTCGATCAAGCTCCCCACGGTCCGCCAGCTCGTCTATTCGGCTCCAGGCGGAATTTATGAGTGCGGCGACAGCACACATTGCCGCCTCACCCAAACCAGCGCGACGTTCGTAACGAACCGCGGCAACCCGGGCGACTACTACAACGACGCCGACAATCCCGGCACGTGGCGCACCGAAGGCGCCGACAACGTGCTGGGCATTCGCTACTACATTCTCGGCATTCCAGCTTAGGAAATCCTGACATGACCACACCCTATGTAACGGGCACGGTTTCCGTGACCGCCGGCAGCGCCTTGGTAACCGGGGTCGGCACTGCCTGGCAGACGGCGCTGATCACCGGCGGCACCCTCTATGTTGAGGCGGACGGCAATCCCATGCCGATCCTCTCCGTCGACAGCGACACGGAAATCACCGCCGCGATCAAATGGACGGGCGCCACCGGGACCTATCCCTATGCGATCGTCCGCGACACAGCCTATGGGCAGCAGCTCGTGGCAAATGCGCAGGCGCTCGCGAGCTATATCGCTCGGCTCGACAATGCCTCGCTCGCCGCGATTGCGGCGCTGGTGCCGGCGGCGAAGAAGATCCTCTACTTCACGGGCGACGCCAGTGCATCGCTCATTGACCTCAAGGATGGGCCGAAATCGTTTCTCGCCCTTGATGGGGCCGCTGACAAGTTCCCGTACTTCACTGGTTCGGCTGCTGTGGCCCTTGCCTCCGTGACGGCCTTCGCCAGGACCTTGCTCGATGACCCCGACGTCGCGACAATGCTCGCAACATTGGGGCTGACAAGGGCGGCGTTAACTGACGCCAACAACCTTTGGACGGCGGCCCAGCAGTTTCGTGGCGCTGCAATTGCTGGCGACGGCGTGATCGCCGCAACTTTCGCAACAGAACGCTCGTGGAGTGTCGTTCAAAGAGGCGCAGGTGCTAGCGCGTCGCTTTCGTTCGAAAACTCTTCTCAGAAGAACCTCGCGTTTTCTAGCGAGGTAACATACACCGGGCCGCAAATTGTCCTGAAGCCCCTTGGTGGCACGGCTAACCAAATTTTGGTGGGCGGCGTCTCATCAACGGGACATTCGTTTCCGAGCTATTCATTCATTGAAGCGCCGGGAAGTGGCGTTTACGGTTACAACACAGCGACCATCGGCTTTGCCAGCGCCGGGGAAAGGTGCGGTATCTGGAATTCTTCCAGTCTGCACGTCGGCAGCCGAACGTCTAACAGCACTTCTCAAACCGGTACCGGCTCGGCTTGCCTCACTAACGGGCAATTCTTTTCGTTCCTTGAAGCCGCGTCAAACGGTTCACCCTTGCAGGTCTATCTGAGTGCTACAGGCACGCTGGTCAATGGTGGCCGAATTCGCTCCGATTCCACCGGTTTGTCGATGCCTTCGACGTCGGACTACCGCCTCAAGGAGAATGTTTCGGACCTCGTTGGCGTAAAGATCGACGCTTCGGACTTCTCCGATCTGTCATCTTGTATCTTGCGCGTGCTGGCGCTCCGGCCGGTGTCGTTTACGTGGAAAGATGGGCGTGCCCCGGGGCCGGTCACAGGCTTCATCGCTCATGAAATGCAGCAGGTTATGCCAAACGCAGTGTCCGGCGAAAAGGACGCGATGGAGGACATCGGGACTGCGACCAGAAAAGGTGCCATCACTCCCGAGACCGTCGTCGTCGACCTCGTCGAGGAAGTGCAAGAGGACGGCACGGTCGCGCTGCGCAAGGTGGAGCGCGTTATACCGGGATATGTGGAGCCCGACGAGGTCTACGAGAACACCCCCCGGTCCCTTGTTCAACCCGGCTTTGAGTTTGAAAAGACCGGCGAGATCACCGCGCCGCAGGCGGTCGACCATGTGCAGATCATCCCGACCCTGGTCGCGGCCGTCCAGGAAATGACCATGCTGCTTCTTGAAAGTCGGCGCACCCTCACGAGCCTGAACGAGCAAGTGGCCGCGATCTCTCAGCGTCTCGCGGTGCTGGAGGCGGCCAGCTAGCCGCAACCTTTCCCTGATCCCGCCCGGATCGTTCTCAGCAAAAAGGAAAATCAGAATGGATAAAACCGTGCCTCCCGGCGCGGCGATCCTGCTCGACTTCATCCGTCAAACGGAAGTCGGGCGGAGCGACCGCGCGTCCTATGACGTGATCTACGGCCACAACCAGGATAAGCTGCCGAAGCCGCTCACCGAGATGACCTATGGCGAAGTGGTCGACGCACAGAAGGGCTGGACGAAGCGGTTCAAGTCGAGCGCGGCCGGCGGGTACCAGTTCATGCGGACGACGCTAATCGACCTTGCCAACGCCATCCCGTCGCTGCGCGGCGATCAGCCCTTCGAGCCTGATCTTCAGGATCGGCTCGGTTACAAGCTGCTGCTGCGGCGCGGCTATTCCGAGTTCATCGTCGGAAAGATTGACAAGGTCGACTTTGGAAAGCGCCTTGCGCAGGAGTGGGCGTCATTTCCCGTTCTTGCTGCCACTCAGGGCGACAAGCGGCCGGTGAAGCGCGGCCAGTCCTACTATGCCGGCGACGGGCTCAACAAGGCGCTTGTGAAGCCGGAGAAGGTCGAGGCCGTGCTGAAGCGGGTCCTCGAAGCGGCGCGGCAGCCGCATGAGGTCGAGGAGGACGCGGCGTCGCCGGTACCGGTACCCGTTCCGAAGCCGGAGCCGCAGCGCAAGCCGATGCGCAAGTCCGGCCGGTTCTGGACCTGGCTGCTGACCGCCGGCGGCACGATCGTCACGGCGCTGAAGGAATTGAACCTGGTGGCGCTCGACTGGCGGGTGCAAATCGCCATCCTCGTCGCCATCGTCGGCTTTGCGGTCTACGCGATCACGTCGATGCCGGCCGTGCGCGACGCGCTGGGGCTGAAGTGATGGTCGACTGGCCGAAGATCCTCGGCGGCGTGCTCGTGCTCGCCGCCATCACCTGGGCCGTCCTCGAAATCCGCGAGGACGGCGCCCAATCCGCCAAAACCGCTATCGAGAGGCAGAACAATGAAGCGGCGAACCGCGCTCATTCGAAGCGCACTGATTACGATTCCTGCCTTGCTGCTGGCGGGCTGTGGAGCTTCGGGGCCGGGGAGTGCGACGGCCCTCAGAAGCATCGTCGGGACTGATCTGGTCGGCGCGCGCGGGGCGACGCCGGCGGACCAGCGGAAGATCGACCGGACCGTCGTCGGCATCTGCGCCGCGGCGGTCTGGACGAACGGGGAATGCGCTAGACACGGGGAAGGGCGCTGATGTCGCAGAAATATTCGTCTCTGATCGAGCTTCTCAATGCCTGGTTCGGCGGTGCGGCAACGACCATGATCGGCGCGCTGGTCGGCCGGCTGATGTGGCACACCAACGAAGTCAGGAAGATGCGGCGGAAGTTCTTCGGGAAGGAGCTGCTCTGGGAAATGCCGATCGCTGTCGGCATGGCCTTCATCGGCGAGGCGCTGGCGTCGTGGCTGCAGCTTGAGCAGCCGATGGCGACGGGGCTGATCGCGGCACTCGCCTATCTCGGGCCACGTGGGTCCGAGGTGCTGTTCATGCGCTGGTTCGCGGCGAGGGTGGAGAAGGGCGGGTGATCTAGTCGTATCTTTTCTTGCGGGTCTATCCAAAGACTGATGGATTTAGTTGCCGCCTCTTCACGTTGCAGGGGCGGCGATTACTACTTTTGATTCATCTTCTGTGTGCTAACTGTTCCCCTCGGAGCTATTTGGGGAAAGTCCGTGCAGCAAGCAGTTTGTCTTTATCTCGCTCTCAAGGACGGGCAGAAGGCTGATCTCGAGGTGGTCGCTAAGGCCGCGTTGGCCTTCGATGCCGCAGTGAAAGAAATCGCCTATGTTTTAGATCCGGCTGTTGTAATTCGTGTTGAATTGGAGAGTGGCACCGAGGGGAGTCTATCCCTGAATTCGATCATAAGCTCTCTCGGTCCGATGAACCGCGCGCGTTTGACGGCCATAGCCTGGGGCCTAGCAGCGTGGTTTGCGGCAGAGACCGGCTCCTACGTGTATACGGCGATTCTTGACCAACTGGCGGCTGACGAACAAACGGCGCAGCTGTCCGTTGAACAGATGAACGAATTAACCGAACAATTGGCGAAAGTCTGTGACGGCAGGGTCGGTGCTCGCCAGGTCGGGGATATCTTCAAGGAACTGGAAAAAGATCCATCCGTGACCGGAGTGGGTATCACCACCAGTAAAGACAAGAGACCGAGATATGTCGTCCCGCGCTCGCAGTTTCAGGAGCGAAGCAGGTCGGTCTCTGAAGCTAAAGAGGTCACCAGTGTTCGGACGACCACGAGTATCCAGACTTTGACGCTGATCAGCCCCGTGTTGGTGGCAGAGGGAACGCGAAGGTGGAAGTTCCGCTCAGGGCAAGTGGAATTCGGCGCGACCATAAAGGACACGATTTTCCTTCAACGTGTGCTCTCTGGGAGAGAATTGCCGATGGCGGCTGGCATTGTTTTGAAAGTGAAGTTGACCGTCAAGGAAGAGATGGTGGACGACGTTTGGCAGGTGAAGGAGCGGGTTGTTGAGGAAGTACTGGAAACCGTGCCTGCGCCAAAACAGAACGAAATGGACATCTAGTCGCGGCGGCGCAATAGCGCCATAACCACGAGAAAGGCCAGCGCGCAGACAACCCAAGCTGCAGGCCGCCCGGCGAGCGCGGCAACAGCTTCCATAACCAGCCATGTCATCCCGATCGTGATTGCCACTTCCGCGGCCGTAGCGACCAGGCGCCGTAACTTGGTGCTCATAAACAAAGCAATTGTGGCTCCAAATCGAATGTTCAAGCCTTTTATTCGTCCGGCTGATCGCGCACCAACGCCACATGGATAGGCCATATTTCTTTCTATGGCGTCAACACGTATCAGTGATCGGGTGTAACCTTATTCCACTGTTCCTAGCTCCTGGAGCTCGTCGAGTTCGGTGTGTGTGACCCGGTGCGGTTCAAGCCAGACGACGCGCTCGGCCCATTCGATCTCCTGGTCGAGAAGCGGGTCGCCGGTCACAGAAACCAGGTCCCACGTTCCCGGCTTTCGCCCTTTGCGGAGAAACCGTAGGAAGATCTCTCCGGCCTTCGTTTGAGCGATGCATAGCTCGTCGATGAGGTCATCATTCGGCTTGCGCTTCAGCCCATGGGTGAAAGCCCACCAGCCGTCGCGGATCGCTCCCATCGAATAGCCGCGCACGGAATATGCGACAGCCGGCTGATCCTCGAGCGAAGCGGGACGCATCATCATCTTTCGAACCTCCAAAAATGGCGCTCCGGCCAAAACTGTGGAACTCGCGGGCGCCTATTGTTCTCTGTTTGTTCTTATATTATCCGTCCGTCATGGTCGAGACAATCGGAGAAGCTTTTAGCCTCGGGTGGCAACTCAAAGCGCGGTGCGGATACGGCAACCGCGAGGGCTTGAAGTCCGTCCGGCAATGCGTCTGGACCTATGATCTCGACATGCTGACGCTGCTCGCGACGCGCGGGCGAGACTTCCCGCTCTCGATGGTCGCGAGCCGGCTACGCTGTCCGCGGTGCGGATCGAGATCGGTCGCCGTCGTGTTCATGCCGCCATCGGAAGGAGACAGGCGAAGAGGCGCCGCATGAGACACGCTAAGGTCTGCTAACCCATTTGTGCAGCTATTGCTAAAATACTCGATCGTTTACGATCGGCGCCTGTGGCAAAGACAAAGACGAAGAAGCCTACCGACAAACCGCCGCCGGAGCCTATGCCGGCACGCGTCGATCCCTGCCTCGCCATGCTCGTTGACAGGCCGCCGAAGGGGCCGGATTGGGCCTTCGAGGTGAAGTGGGACGGCTACCGCCTCGCGGTGCACATTGAGCCTGGGAGGGTGCGGATCATCACCCGCGGCGGCTATGACTGGACCGACCGCTTCCCGACAATTGCTGACGATGCGCGGCGGCTTGCCGTGAAAACGGCCATCCTCGACGGCGAGGCAGTCGTGCTCGACTACAAGGGCCGATCGGATTTCGGCATGCTGCAGCGCGCCCTGGGGCGGCTGCCGTCCGCCGTCGAAGCTGGCGCCATCGTCCTTTATGCGTTCGATCTCCTCTATCTCGACGGCCGCGACCTCCGCCGGTTGCCGCAGCGCGAGCGCCGACGACTGCTCGAGCCGATCGTCGCAGGCCGGGAAGGGGCTGTTCGCCTCTCGGAAGAAGTGCAGGCCGACGGCGACGAGTTCCTCCGCGTCGCCTGCGCGCATGGGCTCGAAGGCATCATCGCAAAGCATCGCGAGAGACCTTATCGGTCCGGCCGGAACGACTGGTGGCGGAAGGTCACCTGCACCCGCCGCGACAGCTTCGTGATCGTCGGCTTCGAGCCGTCGACCGTGCCTGGCGCGATCGGCCGGTTGCTGTTGGCGGCGAGGAAGGGCAGTGATCTCGTCTACGTTGGCGGCTGCGGCACAGGCTGGAGCCGGCAGGAATCGGTAAAGTTGCGCGAGCTGCTCGAAGAAATCGTGACACAATCGCCGGCGGTGAGCCTTCGACGGAAGAACGCGGTTTTTACTCAGCCTGTACTCATCGCCGACGTCGAATATCGCACCTGGACTGAGGACGGGAAGCTACGGCATCCGTCGTTCAAGGGGATACGCGAGCGGGCGGACGATGCCACCGTGTTTGATCTAGCTTCATTCGAGGCCTGACCACTTATCTTTTCATTCAAGAGATTGGCCGGAGGATAACTTCCTCCGGCCATTATGCTGCCCGGCCACGGGTGGTCGCGGCTTTCGCCGCAACGGCGGGTGCTGATTGGCGTCCGTTCCCGCCTGACAATCTAGAAGGATCATTGCCACACCCGCTGCCTGCGCAGGCGCCCGGCGTGTGCCAGAAAAAACGGTCCAACACAATGCAAGAGAATTTTCAGTTCACGGCCGTCCGGCCCGTGTCCCCGCCCGCGGCTTACCTCGGCGGCAAGAAGCAGCTCGCGGCGCGCGTCGCCTCGATGATCGAGCAAATCCCGCACTCCCTCTATGCCGAGCCTTTCGTTGGCATGGGCGGGGTCTTCCTGCGGCGATCGCTGATCCCGAAGACTGAGGTCATTAACGACCGGTCGGGTGACGTGATCACCTTGTTCCGCATCCTCCAGCGGCACTACCCGCAGTTTATGGAAGTAATGAAGTTTCAGCTCACGTCGCGACGCGAGTTCGAACGCCTGGCGGCAATGGACCCTTCCACATTGACGGATCTGGAACGCGCTGCCCGTTTCCTTTATCTGCAGCGCCTTGCCTTTGGCGGCAAGATCACTGGACGGTCATTTGGCGTGGATACGACGGGACCGGCGCGCTTTAACATTGGTCGTTTAGGTATTCTTCTTGAGGAGGTGCACGAGCGTCTGAGCGGTGTTGTAATCGAGAATTTGGACTGGGGGGAGTTCATCGATCGCTATGACCGGCCTGGCGCACTGTTCTATCTGGACCCGCCCTATTTCGGTAACGAGGACGATTACGGGAAAGGCGCCTTTACTCGCGATCAGTTCAAGGAAATCGCGGAGCGGCTTGCAAGGATTAAGGGGCGCTTCCTGATTTCACTGAATGATCGACCGGAGGTCCGACAGGTTTTTGCGGCCTTCCCGATCGCGAGCGTCGATCTCACGTACACGATCGCGGGCGGCGGCGGAAAGGAGGTCGGCGAGGTGGTGATCATGGATGGGAAGGAGCCGGCGGTGGCGAACCTGCCGGTGTCTTAAAGCAGAGGATGGGCGCCTGGGGGTGGCCGGGCGCCCACCAGTTGAGTATGCTTGCTGCCTAACGCAGGGATTGACGCTGCGCGTCGGACATGTAGCTTCACACGAAACATCGGATTCGTGAGGGGGCTCGTAGTGAATCCACCGAATGTCCCGGCTCAGATGGATGCTGAGTCACTTAGAGAGGCCTTGTTTAAGTGGGCTGATATTGCGATCAGCCAATCAAATGACCTCTGGACTCTCTGCCTTCCCTTCTTCGGAGTCTGTATTCTGATAATTATGCATCTCCACTCAAAGGGTGGGGCGTCGTGGCTGCTAATGCTCCTGCTTTATCTATCGGCCATCAGTTCTGCATTTTCATTCTTTGCCGGGTACAAGTTGAAAGGCTCGGTCGTCAAAGCCCTTAAGGAGAGTGTGTCAAAGTCATCGATCTCGATACCTGACACTGCCGGGATGGACGGGCTGATCCAGTTCCTCACATTTTCAAGTGGTCTAATTCTGTTTTTGATCGCGCTCGGCTTCTATTCTGAGATCGTGGCAAAGGCACTTATCGACACCATCAAAGGAAAGTGAAAATGAACAGGCGGGAAGTGCTCCTCTCCGGTGCCGTATTGGTTTTATCCTCGGTTCGATCTGCTGGCGCTCAGACAGCTGATCTTTTTCGACCGTCTCAGCGACAAGTTGCTGAACTCTTAGCCAACGACAGTAGCTTCCAAGCAGTGCTGTTGGGCGTCGAGGCCCTTCGACTGAACCTGATCCTAGGAGCCTACAGTGGCCCTTCTGAAGTTGAAATGTACGCATCATCAAGGCCGTCATTCGAGGAGATGAAGGCAGAGGCCATCGATGGCTTTAAAGTGCTGCGGGGAAGTTTGAATCCGGACTCCAACGAACCGATGAAAGAGCTGGAGCCCGACCTGCAAAAGTCGGTTCAGCGCTCATTCGAGATTATGAGTAAGTTTGGAATACCGCCTGAAGCGGAATTGATGAGAAAGCAGGCGACTGCATTTTGGACTTTCCTATACACCTTGACCGAGAGCGGGACAGTCTCTCCTCTGTCCGTCAGGGACTGGTTATGCGGTTCAAGTCCCTTTGACTTGCTGTGCGGTTAGACCCGCTGAGCCGTCGAAAGACGCAGCGCCTCCGACTCAAACTTCTCCAACAACAGCACCACAGCGATCTTATTACCGTGGCACTCGCGGATGAGCGTAAGCGGTGTCCCCGTCACACGTTTGCCGAAATACTTTAGGCATTTCGAAGATTGGCGTCAGTAATCGGAACGGCTGCTTCGCGCCATTTACACCCGTCAGGATAAGCTTTCATATGTGGCAGCTCACCACCCCGTTGTTGAAATCAGCCCTGTGCATTATGTTCTGACTCATGACCAAAGAATACATGCTCGATGGATCGAAGATCACGTCGCTTGAGGCATTTTATGATCAAGTGAGTGAAAGGCTCATTCCAGGTACATATTGGGGCCGAAATCTTGATGCCTTCAACGACATTCTGCGCGGAGGCTTCGGCACACCTGAAGGGGGATTTGTCCTTCGGTGGACCCATTCAGAGGTCTCTCGGACAAACCTGAGCCACCCGGAAACGGTAAGGCAGTTAGAGAAACGGCTGGAACGCTGCCACCCAAGCAATCGAGCGCATGTCCGAGCCGACCTAATCCGAGCACGAAAAGGGCAAGGGTCCACCGTTTTCGACTGGCTTATTGAAATCATCCAAATTCATGGTGCCAGCGGTGACGAGGCCGAAGATAATGTCAAACTCGTTTTGGAGTGACGTCACTTGTCAGCCGAAAAATGCTCTCGATGATATCGCAGATGTTCCTTTGATATTGCATGCCATTTTCTAACCGTTAGCCGCCCGGGCATGCCGATCAATGAGAAATCCTCGTTGATGTTAAAGACGCCGAGATCGAACATCACATGATGGTTCGGGCAAAGGCAAAGAATATTTTCTGGGGTGTCAGGGCCGTTGTGCGGCTTGCCTAAGGGCCGGATATGCGCCGCTTCGGCGTACCGTCCAGCAGACGTTTCTATGCAATCTCCGCAAACTTGGCAGCAATGCCGGTACCTCCTTTTGATCTCCTTCGCTTGTTTTGTGTCTCTCACAATTCGCTGCACTGAAGTGATGCTGCGACGTGGCTTTTGATTTCCACCGTTCAGCCCAGCTTGTTCGACTTCGCTACGATTTGAGTTTCCCGGCCCTCCCTCAACTAATACAAGTCGATAACGCCAGATTCTGAAGCCCGCCGATCCAAATTCAGACCAATGACTCTCCACGCGATAAAGTCCATCGTATCTGTAACCCGAGACCGGCGCGAACCTACTACCGCGAGTTGCGCCTCGGATTACGCGGACGAGATTCCCCTCGATTTCGCTACGCACGAGCGCCAGGTTGCCTCGGCCCATCTTTTGATCTTTGATTTGTTTCCCAGAGCTATCCTGGCCTCCGTGGCCGGTGTACACGATCTCGTCGCCAAGATCGACATCATCCGAATATCCACCGGAGATGACTATCGAGTCTGCTCCATCACGTTCAGTTCCCGATATCCCGCCCATTGTGGAGCGATGAACCCCTTTCTTGTTCATCTCCTTATAGTCGTTGAACGTATCGCCGACTGCCACTCCCTCTGGGTGACCAAACCTTAGTTCCCCATCAGCCATCCACGTCACTTCCCATTTTCAACGAATTTATAGGCCTATGGATGGTCATATCCGCTGGCGGTTAATGTGCACTCAATAGTCTGCCACAGCTGAGAATCCGGCAGTTCATGCGCCAGTCGTGCGCCAATGAATTCCCGCTAACCCTCGGAAAAGCCCGGAAATGCTGGTAAAACTGGTAAATGATTGGCGCACGAAATAGAGCGCCAATGTCAAGCTAAGCTGTTGATAAGAACGGTGATCCCGACGCGATTCGAACGCGTGACCCTCAGATTAGGAATGCAATAGTCGCGACGGCTCGGACGCTTGGTTGCGTTTAGAAGGATGTGCAATTTTCGCTGGACACTCATGAAATATTAATACATTCTTAAATTGGCATGTACTTGCCATGGGGCACCTAAAAGTACGCACTTGCGAGAAAATTAGCCCGGTTGGGGAGGCGGTGAGCCAACGCGCGCCTACGCCGGCCGTGGCGATTCCTGTTGCCGTATAAGCTCCGCCTCACTTGTAAAGGGGTTGATGAATGTTTGCGCGCCTCGGTGTTCTCCTCGCCATCCTCTTAATTGGCTGTGCGCCGGCATGGGCAGGAGCGATTTCCGAGGCATTCATTGACAGCGCCGCTCAAAGCCTGGCCGCCGCGCCGGCCGCGGAGAGCAGAATTCATGTCTCCATGTGGGTAATAGCATTCTATCTGTTCTATTTGGGAGTGATTTGGGCATTCAATTTCATGATGCTCCGACAGCTAGGGCGTCGTGACTTTGATGTGAACTGGTCCGCGAAGAGTGTTTGTTTCGCAAACGTTCTTCTTGCATCAGGCGACACTGCGATGTTTATCGCGTTTTTGATCGCTTATCTTTTCCCAGGTTCATTCTCGACAACGGTCGATGCAGCTAAGCTTATGCAATTGTTGCTACTGGGAGTATTTTCGACATCGGTGACAATGTCGGTATACTACTTATTCATCGGGATTTACATGTGGAAGAGATTCGCTGGCGCGGTTGTCAACCTTCTGTTTTCTATTGTCGTTTCTTTCTTTGTTTTGAGACTGCTTGTCCACTACAATCCCGGGAATATCTGGTTCAGTATGTCGCTTCCGAGTGGGACGCCGAACTATAGTGCATGGCTCAGAAACATACCTTTATTTATTTACGGGCTGTTAAGTGTTTCCGTCATTGCTTACCTTAGTATAGTTAAATACAATGATTCTGAACATATCATCGTTAAGAAGTACAATTTAGCTATAATATTAGCGATGATCTCACTCGTACTATCGTTCATATTCTATGCAGTTGATGTGTTCTATTCGCATTTGATACCGAGAGAATACATATGGATAGTATACGTTCTTAAAACTCTTGCGTACATGTTGGCCTTAGTGTGTATGTGGCTGGGTGAGTTCTACTACGGGAGACAGATACCATTAGCTAAAGCAACGATGGGAGAAGTTTGATGCCAACACGAACGGGAAAGATTCACATCGAGGGTAATCCTGAAAGAGTGTTTGAATTTCTTTCAGATCCCGAAAACCTCAAAAGGATCACGCCCGGCGCTGCCAGCGTCCAGGGTGTGAGCGAGGGGAGATTTCTGCTCAGTAAGAGTTCTAGTCCAGCCACGAGCGCATTTCTGCGAACTGATCGCTCGGCGAAACGTCTAGAGTGGGGGACAGACGACGGCGGTTATTCGGGGTGGCTCGAGGTGACCGCGAATGGGGATGGTTCGGATATCACCGTCGAAATCACAACGCGCGAGCAGGTTCAAGGCGCTGCAGGCGTTCGAAGTGGCGACGACAAATTAAAGGACGGCCTCGAGCTTCTCAGGCGGCACATATCTCTAGCATAAGTGCCTATTCCGCCGGCGCATGATCGCACACGTCGGAATATCTACTGCCAAAATATGCCGCGATCTCACCGGCGGTGAACGATGCTGGTGAGATCGATCGACCTGCGCTTCGAGGTCATTCAGGTTCTCTTCCGCCTGAATCCAGAACAAAGCGGAACATATTGCACGGATTGTGCACGCGCGAGCCGTGCATTTGCCGTTTTGTTCCGCGCAAATATGCGCTTTCGCGCAGCCCATACTGCTGATTGCCTTGTGCTAAATAGCTGTTTTAGTGTAGAAAAACTGGTGCTGCTAGAGAGATTTGAACTCTCGGCCTCTCCCTTACCAAGGGAGAGGCCGTTTGAAATCGAAGGCCCCGGGCTAGAATTGGTCAATTCTTAAGCGATTGGTTGCAATATGGGTGCGTCAAGTCCCCGTTCTCTGCATCACCCTTGCCGCCGTCTCGGACACGCACGATATGGTCATACGACACGGATTTCTGTGGATCGAGCAGGCCTCCGCACAAATCGCATGAAATGGCAGCGGCCACAGCCCGCTTCACATACATCGCCGATTTTGCTTCCTCGCTAAAAGAGGCATTCTGTGCTGCGGTCGTAATATCATACACGCGGCCGCGTGCTCCAAGATGCTCAATAGCCTGCTCAATGCGAACCTCTTGGTCGGCCGAGAAATTGGCGACAAGAAATTCGATCAGGTCTCGCATTTTGCTCACCCTGGTTCGCTTGCTCATATTTTGAAGAAGAATGCCCACTAGCGACTTGTTTTCTATCAGGAAAGGCTCAAGCTTGCGTCGCGCTAGAGTGAAGCGTCTAAAGAATTCCTTGTCGTTGTTGCGAAGCTTCGAAGTGATAAGTGTAACCATGCCGAGGAATAGAAAGCGGCTGTGCTTTCCACGCTCGTTGTAAAAATATACCGCAGGGTGCAGGCCAAGGCTGCCTTTGTCGTTGCCAGTGATGCGCCTAGTGACTTCTATAGCGCGCTTGAGGATATTTGCAGTCTCTTCACCTGTCGCGTCATCTTCATATGCGCTAATATTCTTTGTGTCAGTCTGCGTCGAATTCGCTATGCTCAAAAACTCTATTAGCAATGACAA